AAAACTACTGAACCCGTCACAGATTGATTCACAAGCGTGACCATGTACTCAGGATCATTCGGATCTGAAACTTGCAATACACACTTCAACGAATATCTGTAACTTGTTCCATCATCCGAATCCGACCACAACTCAGGGTACCAGAAAATGCTATTTGTTTCCGAACCCGATACTACATAGGGATAATTCTCATTTCTTACAGGCATCGCTATGCCGCCATACCCATATCTTTGAGAACTGATCGCACCACTAATAATTGAGGTATACGGTGATCCAATTGGAGCCACGAACTCATTCAACCCATTGAGATAAAATGTACTCGGTGGTACGATATTCAAACTGGGCGGCGCATAGAACCTTATTATTCTTTGCCCTGCCGATCTATATATTTCTTCATCATCAAACAATGATTCCAAATTGAAGATTACTTCAAATTCCTGACCATCATAGGGTATATCAATAGATGCATCATAGAATTTTTTGAGCGAAACAGACCCAACTACATTCCCACTAACACGGTTTTGCACATCGAGGCTTGCCGAAGGGATTGATTTCGTATCATAATCATCTATATCAACATCTCCACCAATCAACCTCACCCGATAATGAATCCGGAATCTATAACGATTTACTCTCTCCGCATCATCATTTTCATAATTCAAACCTGACAGAAAAACCAGACTTTTTGATTCCGAATCACAATTAAAGAACGTTCCAAGATACCACGCGACTGGCATAACTGTTCCGAGCGTAGTTATCTGCACTCCCTCTGACTCAATCACATCGCCATTTTCATCTACCGGTCTCCACAAATCATCTTCAAATCGTATCTGCTGCATATCTCAATCCTCACCTACCCAGAGCAAGCTTATGTTGCCACTTGTTCTCGGCTGAAACATTGCACCTCCGAGCCGCAAAGATCCTCCATACGGGATTTCCAACTGCGTCGGCGTTCTCTGCTTATTCTGATTCCAATATGACATAACATTTTCACCCATGTACATTCCTATTTCCTGATTGGATATTCTCAAACTCGAAGGATCATTCTTGGCCCCTACAATAACAACTCCATCCTTATAACGGATGTAGTATGCTATCTCATCGAATTGGTCATCTGCAGATTGTTCGATCCTCTGCATTTCAACACTGAGCTCATCCTTGGTTAACTGCACAGACGATTGAACGATTGAAACCGAATCCTGCGTTGCATACTGTTCTCCGACCCTCTGCATGATACTCGTTGCAGATTGCTCAATAGAACTATATACACGATTCTCCAACGCCGCTTGGCCTTGCAAAGCCTTCTTCAAAGTTTTGGCAGACTCAGATTGCACGGTATATTCATGATCTACTTCTTCTTCATAATTGGCTCCAATATTTGCCATGATCTCAGCGCTTATGTTCCACTCCGCAGAACAAATCTGATAGAACCCACCATTGATGAAAACCAGATCTCCAACCTCAGCCGCAGGATCTAGATATGCACCCTTCGCCTTGAACGGCTTATATACGAAACCGCTTACTTTCGGCAAAGTTACATTGACGATATTTGAATCAGAAAAATTACATAGTGCCTTTATGACATACCCTTCACTTGTTCCTGCACTCGAAATTACTCCACTTTCGGTCTCTAATTGAACCCCTGTAATCTCACTTAGATTCATACCAACCGAGAACTCTGTGACTTCCATACCAAGATAAGAAACATCCGAAAGGTCTATCTCTTCGCCACCACTATCTCCTACTATAGCGATACCGGCTATAGCAATTCCGGCGATAGCACTTGTTCCTCCACTCATATTAACGAACGGCACAAGCAGGAATTTCCCTTCCGGCGTAATATGCCAATTCCCACCCATCGCCGCTCCAACATCTGCTAATATATCTCTCGCTGTCGTGGTCGTATCAAGCCCGACAAATGCTACAGTATCATCCAGAACGGTACGGCTATCTATCTCTATTCCTACAGACAATTCCAATAAATCGATTGCCTTTTTTGCAGTAATAGGCCAACTGGACGGCACATCTTCTTCCGGGATCTTGTCTGTCCAACTTTGCTCTGTTAACATCATCGCATCAAACGCGATTATGTTCAGATTTCCACTCTCATCCTTCGACCGCTGATCGGTATAATACGTTCCAAGCGTTATCCACTCAGACACCCTTTCTCCATCAGCCGAACAAATACGAACTTCAACAGAAAACTCTGCCATTCGAGGCCACGTCACGCCACTTGCAAGAAGCGAAACGTTGCACTGGGTTGACCAAGTATTTCCCATACTTGGCCCACTTCCCGAAAACAACGCAGGCGTTATCTTGATTGATTTTAGAACATCAACCCCATACGTATTTTCTCCCTGAATCACCCTAGACTCATAATACGAACCTGGTTCAATTCTTAATTGCTTATATAATTCGGAGGTCGGCCTCATATTTCCCCTCCTAACGCTCTATGATATTAAATGCCACATCCTTATGAACAACCACCTTATCTGTGTTGACTATCTGAATTCCTCCAGACCGGGTTGAGTTGTACATCTCCATTGTCACCGGCCCATTTGCCGGCACCAAATCCGTCTGACAATAGAAATATGTATTTCTTAAAATGATAAGCACAGGGTTGACAACGCTTGCCGCTACTGGCATAAGCTTAATGTCCGCCCTGCGCTTACTTGTCACTTTATCTCTATGCATTTTCCCATCAAGAGTTCTTCCTGCATTCGGCCCATCCAGATCATTCTCTGACCACTTGATTTCTTCTATAATAGGGGCGATATCGATACTCGCATTCGGTGACGATGCATACAACCTCATATACGGCATCTATTATCTCCCCCCTTGTCTTTTGATCTGATTTTGCACTGTTGTGATTTGCTCTACCAACGCACGAATATCTCCAAACTGAGCCACCCACTGCATATTCTCGACCGAATTCTGGAAATTACTTATAAGATCTCTAAGCTCTCCAATGGCCGATAACATTGCAGAAGCATTCCCATCCTGACTCCATCCGACAAGCTCATCATTGATACCATACGGCAAAATGCTTCCACCAGCTATCGCGGGCATTGTGAATGTGACATTATCTGCAATCGCCTGTAGACGATCCAACATCGTTTCAAAACCATCGACTATTCGATCCGCGAACCCATTCATCGAATAATCTATATCAGATACAGATATCGGCCCGATTGCAAAATCTTCATTCTGCATTGCATCCGAAATACCACCGGCAAGATTTCCGACAGCAGACAATACCTTCCCCTCATTTTGCTCGATACCCCGTGTAAAAAGATCCATCATATCGGGCGCAAATGTGTGGAAATTTGACAGCGGCCCCTTATCGGGCTCCGAAAACCCGATGTAATTGGTGATCGTGTTGCCGATATTGAGCAACGTATTAACCAACCCATAGATCTTCGTGGTTATACCATTGATGAAATTCTGCAACAGATCCGATCCCCAACGCCATGCATTACTGACAAGGGTATTGAATGTCGTATATACGCTCGACACGGCACTGGATATCGTGTTCCTCAATGTTGCCATCTTTCCACTGATTCCAGAAACCACTTGCCCAATTGCCGTGTTCATGCTATTGAACGCCGAACGAACCGAATTGAGCATCGTCGAAACACTATTCTGTATTGATTGCTTTATATTGTTGAACGAATCAATAACATTCGACTTCATCACACCGGCAGCGGCAACCGCAGCAGTTCTCGCATCATTGAAATTCTGCCTCACGGCATTGCCAACCGCCGTCATGCTGTCTCTTACTCTTTCCCTAATATCAGTAAACCCAGCCGCTATATTATTCTTCATCTGTCCGGTTTGCTGAGATCCATCGGTAGACGCTTGAGAGAAATTTTCTTTTACATTCTGGGCAACATTTTTAACACTCGTTATTACCCTATCTTTCAAATCAGAGAATTTTTCTGCGATGGATTCACGCATTTCCTCCGACACTTCCAGAGATCGAAGGTTCATATCTGTATACGCATCGACAACATTTTGCTTTGCGAGACTCACACTCTCAGATATTTTCTCCTTCAATTCATCAAATGCATCCCCAATTGATGTACTCATGTTTTGGGACACCGAAAGAGATGTGGAACTCATGTTCGTATAGTTATCCTTCACGACATTCCACATCGTCTTGACGCTGTTCGACACCCTCGTCTTTATATCCTCGAATGATTTCGGAACACTATTCCTTGTCTTTGTCGCTGTATTTACTGCACTATTTCCCATTCCACTGACCGACTCAGATGCACGGCTAGCTCCAGATTCCATCTGGTTTGCCGCATCTGTTACAGAATCAGCAATACCACTCATGGCAGATCTAATGCCATCCGATGCTTCCTCTGTTTCACTCTTTACATCTCCAATTATATCTACTACCATCGGCATTCCATTCGGCCCAATAACGACCTGTGTTCCCCTCGCAAGCGTTTCCATGGCCCTTCCACTATCATCTATTTTATCTGCCGCCTCAGCCGATTCTCTTGCGGCTCTTTCCATCTCATCATTCAATGAAGCCATATATTCCGAAAGCGTCATGTCCCCAGAGAGAACCTTTAATAATCCTCCACAGGCGATACCGAGCAATCGGAACGACGCTGTAAGCGAATCTATCGCCACCGATACGCCATTGATGATATTCGGCAGATCCTTATCTACTAATTCCTTTATAAAATCTCCAAAGAAACCGAGAATTTTATCTGCGATGGGCTCCAACTCATTCCAAAGCTTTTGAACTGATTTCCCAAGCCTTTCAAACGCATCAATTATTGGTAGATCTTCTCCATCTTCAACTCCCATAAGTCCTCGGAGCAGATCTAACGCGCCATTCCATGCTGCTTCCAACAATCCATAAATGGCATCCCTTATATCTTCCCACTTGATATTCGCAAAGAACGCCCTTATATTCTTACCTATCGCTTGCCAATCGGCCTTTTCTATTGCATTTGCAATCGAATTGATTGCTCCAACAATAGTTTCAGACAGAATCCTACCGACTGTAGACCCCAGATTGGAAGTCGAAAGGAACCCCGTCAAAATCCTAAACCCGATTGTGATCTTCGCAACAAGGATCGCCCCTATATCTTCTCCATTAACATCTTTAAAGGCATTTACAAGGAATTCTCCGATCCCACTCCCTATACCACTCCAATCAACCTCATTCACTATTCTGGCGACCATATGGAGAACATCATCAAGCCATTCTCCAACTGTTGTTCCCAACTCTGCCGCCTTTTGCCTAAACGCGGCTATCATAGAATTCATCTTCTCAATGATTAAATCCGTGGCCTGATCCCACATTTTATTCTTGAGAAGTTCTATGATTTCTTTCATCCAATCGGCAGGATCAACATCACTTAGCTGCCCATTGGCACCTCCACCGCCACCATTTCCATTTAAAAGATTTAACTCATCAAATCCCGCAAGCGTTTTCTTGAGATCCCCACCAGCTCCCTTTGCCGTCTTTGAAAGCTGCGAGGCCGTCTTAGACGTAACCCCAAGCAATCGAAGGAACTCCAAGAAATACGAAACTGCCGTAGTCACCCAGTTTATAATCTGGTTGATAATCGGCCCCAAAACATTTCCAAGAGCGGTCCAAATCGAATTCATCTGTGCCGCCAATTTCTGATTTTCAGACATATACGCATTGACGGCCTTACTTAATATCCCATAAACAGAACTCACACCAATCAACGTTGGCATGAATCTTCTAATACTTCCTAATGCTACATCGAACGATCTTTTTGTCTGGGTACCGAACCCCTTCATCTGATTTCCAAGATTCTTTGCCGTTTTGCTCAGACTGTTAATCGCACCCTGTAATTTTTTTGATCCTTTTTCAAATCCGATAGCATCCAACACCGCACTGATCGTGATTTCATTCTCTCCACCGCCCATACTGACCACCTCTAATCTATTAACTCAGCAACTCATTCAACCTACGCTCCGCCTCTTTTTCTTCTTCGGTCAATTTGACCTGAATATCTACGATTTTCTTGTTTTGGGAATAAAACTCCTGCTCCCATTTTTCCAACGGCTTTCCCGCCGCCTTTTTACTCCGTATATTTAAAACCTGTGAATAGGTACAATCCCCTATCTCCATAAACCATCCCAGAAACGTCCACCAATGAATATCCGGGTCCAATCGGATCTCTCTCCCGGCAACCCGGTTTATCGCAGGAATTAACAATCTTGCATCTTGGTCGAAATCCACCCTTTTGACATTATCTTTCTTTTCACTCTCCACCCCATTGTCCATGAATTCCTGACCGACCCTGAAAGCCTCTTCATAATCCTCTTCCGGCATGTCCTCGAAATCCTCATACAAGATATACAAGAACACATATACCTTCTCATTATCTTTCAACTCTCGATCATTTATTGCCGAAATGATATCTAAGATGGCTGTATATTGATAGCGAATGGGGCGATCAACCCCATTCACCACCAAACTTGTCGGCAACCGATAACTCATTATCGACCGCCATTTTTATGCTTCCCGGTTTTATACCCATGCGTGTACTTTTGTACCCTGGTCGAAATCTGCCGTATTTCAGCATCAAATTTCCGGGAAATAAACTGGCCTACCGCATTCAACGCATTCTCGCAATAAAACTTCCCACCTACAGGGGAAAACGCATGCATTTTCCCAAAGAACGCCTCAGCCATGTTACCATCAAGCAAATAATCTACTAGCCTAAACAACTCTTCTTCTGCTTCATTCAAGAGCCGAATAGACTCTTCATCCTCGCCCTCACCATTGGTATCAATATTCGCATCGATCAGCGGCTTCACAACCTTTTCAAAATCAGCCGCCACTTTGTTATACCGATTTACAATATTGAAATCCGTCGGGCGAAAACGGAATTCTCCGATCAATTCACCATTCGTATTCTTGATCGGCACCGTAATTGATCCATCATCAACTACAATTTCCAACTCTTCACTCTTTTTCACCATTTCATCTTCCAAAGCATCTTTCACCACTTCGATATCTTTAATCTCACTCATTTTTTTGACCTCCATCAAAAAAATATAGGCCGTCCATTACAGACGGCCTATTGCTTTATTCAATTTCCACTTCAGGGGCTTCCCGTCGCGCCGCCGCCCGTCGCGCCGCCGCCCGTCGCGCCTCCACTCGACGCGCCGCTGATCGGTGTAAACGTCTTGGTGGACACATCGAACGTGCCAGCAACACGATTCCCCGCATTATAGACTCCGAACGGGATCTGCACACCGCTAGTATCACCACCAACGGTATTCGGCACAACCCAACAATCCTCACGATACGCCCAGATCTGCGTTCCCTCTTCATCAACAAGAACCTCCACACGGGTGGTCTTGCAATCATCGCCGGTAAGACGCTCATTGGCGATCTTGCACAGCGGCTCGAACATGGGATCATCCTGATCGGCATACCAAGGATCAGCCGAGGACTGTACCTGATATCCATTGTGAATAACGTTCTGCTGACCCAGAATATTTCTGCGGATCTCAACCTGCGGGTTCAGCTCTTCCGCATACGTCTCAAGATCCTGACCAAGCCGGGTATATTCCCGGGTATCTCCTACCCCCATGCTTGCATCAATATAATGAGCCAGAAACTTACGTTCCATTCTACCCATAATTGAATCTCTCCTTATCGATCAAATTCATTGCGATACCGGATCACAACATCCATGATCCAATTCTCGCTTTTATCATCATTGACTCCGACCAAATACGCCGGAGCCTGTCTTGTTACCTCTCGAATTTCACGATTGCCCTCTAACGCAGGCCAATCTTCCAACTTATATGTCGTTCCATTTATCGTGACTCTCTGCAACTCAATCCATCTTGCGAAAGTGTCCAACCACTCTTTTGCTGTAACACGCCTTTTGGAATTGAGCCCAGATTTCCGATAAACGACTGTAAACGGATATTGGCACATCTGCGTCACATGACCCGTAATACTTTCCCTCTCATCATAGATAAAACTTCCGGTAGTCGGGAAAATTGCAACTCCCTCATCCGCCGGGTCTGTTGCAAACTCAAACGACTCCCCTTCATCCAGACCGGGGAATGTATTAATCAACGCCATCAACGCATCCGTGATCTGTTCATACCCATCCACATCAAACTTTACTATTTGGACATTTCCCATTTACTTTCTCCTGAGAATATCCGACACACCTTTTTGGAATTCATGCCTGTACTCCCGAATCACAAACTGTCCCCAATAAGGCACTGTTCTCGGATTCGTATAATGTAACGGCTTTCCCGAAAACCTAGATACTCCCTTATACAGATAATGTCCCTGCGGAGGAACAGACATTATGATCTTTCCAGACCCATATCTTCCCCCATTCGCCTCTTTGATCCTTCCAAGAAAATTACCTGTCTTATACGGAATAATCGGCTCCGCTTTCAACATGATTTCCTTATCCAACCATACCTGAGCATCCTCAAATTTCTTGTTCCACTTGAACAATCCGACTTTTGCCTTGATATAGTCGTTCTTTAAGACAATATCCTTTAATCGAACTTTACCGAACAACGGCATCCATATCACCTCGCCGTAATTTCAAAATGAGGTATAAGGTTGAATTTTGAACAATTCGTAATCGCAAAGACCTCATCATAGGTCTTATTCATATAATTGAAAAAACCGCTCCTATAATCCTCATCATTGAAAGGCCCACTCTCTCCATATTCACCGGCATAAATGAAATCGAAATTGTCACCGAACGCAAAAGTGATATTCTCATCCGGATCTCCCATACTGCGAAACACCTTGGGTGTCATATAGATCTTTGATCCACCACTCACACTTATTACCGCATCATCGCCACTCGGCTCATACTGAATATGAAGCATTGCATTATCAGACGCTTGCTCTCCATACGTCGAAATGATAATTGACCTATCGATTTTCAGGTGAACTCCATTGATAACTGTCGCATACCAAAAAATCACGCCATCCAATTCTTTACGATTGAACAACGTGACCGTCTGCTTATATATCGCATCAAACCCCGGCATCCAACATTCCAACCCCTCTCACAATATTGATCGGCACAATACACGATCTCAAGAGCTGTAAATATTGCATACCATACACCGTCATACCATACTCGGCATTGACCGCTGTATTTGATGCCCCACCATTTGCAAAGCTAATACTGCTTCCACCATCTGACACACTCGACGCAACGAAACTATTTCCGATTTTTCCGAGCGCGCCAAGAGAATTTTCACCATATCCGGCCATCTTCAACTTGTGACAAATCAGCAACGCCTTGGCACGCTCATACATCTTCCCAAACTGTTTTTTGCTCACCATTGGGCTTACAAACTCATCCCAAGCCATAATCTCTTCATCGGTCATATCATTGAATTCATCTCCAGATATTAACCTTACCATCTCAATGACCGTCACGGCTCATTCCCCCTTTTACTCAGCCGCATCCTCCGACTTCTTGGAACGGCTTCTTGTGGCTTTCTTCTTGGGCTCTTCGGCAACCTCTTCAACAGGCTCTTCTACAGCCGCCACAGGCTCCTCTGCGGGCTTTTCTTCCAAAACCCGAATACTAACAAACCCGCGGTTCTCAAGAGCCTTGAGGCCCGGAAGCAGGGCTTTCTTGCCCGTATCACGTCCGTTCTCATCGAACACCGCACAATAGGCATCTTTATCCTGCACATTGATCTCACGATCCGGCAATACAGACTTTCCCGCAATACCGATAGGACGATTGGACTTGTTGAAAACGACAATCATTTTTTGACCTCCATAAAATTAAATGAAAAAGGGAGAGGCCATTTGACCTCTCCCACCTTATTGACTTCTATCTATTAGGCCACGCCAGTCGCAATCAGAGCAGACAGGGGGTAATAGAAGATAACGCCAGCAGTACGAGCCTCGCAAGGAATCACGGTCTCCAGATTGTGGGGCTGCACGGGGTACTGCATAAAGGGCATCGGGTTCTCCAGAGAGAACTTTTCAGCACTGTTGGTGAACATGAAAGCAACACCAACGCCAGCACCGGTATTAACACCATCCGCACCCTCGGCATAGGGATTGGTCTCAGGAGAATTGACGTTCAGCTCAGGAGTGCTCACGATGTTCTTGAGGTACGGAGCATTATCCAGAATGAACTTCATCACGGTGACGGCGGTGTTGGGAAGCTGACGAGTAGAGATATCCATGAACACATCGTTGGGAACACACAGGGTATCAGGACGCTCCACATCCTTCGTGGTCATAGACACATAACCCGCCATGCCATTGATATCGGCAAGGATCTCATCAGCGGTTTTCTCAGTCCACTTGGTCTTACCAGAAGTGGCACCCGCGCCGATGGTGTACATAGGCACATTCTGTCCGGCAGACAGAACACCCATCAAACCAGAAGCGGCATCGCCCTTCCACGCGATCTTGTTGTTCAGGTTGTCGATCTGGTAGCGGGCACTCTCGGCCTTACGAGCATCCAGATTCTTGCCCGCCATGCGAGACGCACGCATCTCCTGAGCGGAATAACCATAGGACGCACCAAGGGACTTCACCTGAGCATAGTTGGGCTTGCCGTTAACGTCCGCACGGGGCAGATCATCGGAATAGTTATCGATGATCTTGGCAAAACCTTCACGATCATAGGTGTAGTAGGTAACGGTCTCGGCACCGGGATCAGCCTCAGAACTGATCGGGAACAGATTCAGAGCCGTAAACTGAGGATACAGCTTGTCATAGGACTTAGCCTTGACATAATCCAACTCACGAGCGAAGAACGCAGACACGTCCTCGGCACTATCAAAATGAGTCGCGCCGCTCTGCATCACAGCGGCAGGAATCGCAGAATTGCGAATGGCCTTGTAATCGGCCTTATCATAAGAAGTGTGCTTCATTAACTTTATCCTCCCTCAAATTTCTCTTTCCAATCAAGCCTGAGCCTGATTGAACAGCTCGACGATGGCAATGCCATTCTCAGCCGCGCTCAGGAAACGTCCCTTGATGGCAATGGCAGAAGCGCCAGAAGTATTGGTGAACTTACCGGCATCATTACCAGAGATAACCAGATAAGCCGCATCACCATAGGCGGGCTCCACATCGGCGGCGAGCAGAGCATAGATAGTACCATACTGCATAACACCAAGAGCACACTTGTTCCGCAGAGACAGATTTCCCTCCAGATCAAGCTCGGTAGTACGACGGTTGGTAACGATACCCTCAAAGGTAGCCGCAGTAGCACCGGTGGCAGGCAGCTTGACGGTCAGACCGGCCTTGGTTCCGGTAACAACGCCCATACCAAATCCCATGACACCATTGGCAGCTTCATTCGTGAAAGAACGAATGTAATGAGGAGCCAGATCGACAATACCGCCGGCGGCCCCCATCGGAGTGTTGTAAGAATAAGAAGTCTGCATTACTTTTTCCCCCTCAATTACTTATTTTTGTTCAGACGCTCGATCATACGCTGGCGAGCATCAGCAGCAGAATCCTTGGAAATTCCCGAATCACGAGAATCCTTATTGAACATCTGGCGCTTCTGATAAGAAGTGTCCTTCACCTTACGAGCACGAATGCTCTTCTTGGCATTATCAAACGCACCATTGATATACGCATCGGACTTACCATCCAGACGCATATCCGGGCGAACGGCCTTCACAATGGCGATCTTCGCACTCTTGAGATCCTTGAACTCAAGATTCTTCAAACCGACCTGACGGCCAAGTTTGCCCATCATCATGTGGTTGCGGATCGCACGGCTCGCGGCAGAATCCATCCGCTTTTCTTTACCGCAATCATCTTCGTCAAACTCTTCCTCTTCCTCGACCATCTCTTCATCCTCGGGAAGCTCCTCATCCTCGGCATCCTCGACGATCTCTTTCTCTTCCTCTTCCTCGGCAACTTCTTCGTCCTCGGGAATCTCTTCATCATCGGCACCCTCGGCAACCTCTTCCTCATCGACGAACTCTTCATCCTCTTCGGCATCGCCTTTGAGCTTTTCAAGATCATCGACCTCATCCATCTTCTCTTCCTCTTCGGCAACCTCTTCCACTTCCTCATCAGCAGCATCGAAATCCTGCTTGGCGAGCAACGTGTCGATAATGTCGAACAGAATATCAAGATCCTCATCCTGATGGGCGATAACACTCATAGCCTCATCGGTGTCCTTCGGATCTCCAGCCTCATCCCGACGATCACGCCGAGCCTTGACTTCCTCGACCTGATCTTCAATGCTAAGAGGCTTCTTGGTCTCCTCGACCTCGACTTCCTCCACATCATCCGCATCGGTCTTCTCACGCTCGGCCTTACGCGCCTTGTACTCGTCAATGGCTTTGGCAAACTCTTCGTCGGACAGAACAGCATCACCACGACGAGCATTCACGATCTTCTTGCTCATCTTTTTTCCTCCTTTGAGCACATTCTTGTTGTCACGGCTATCCAAATTTAACCGTGCCTGTTCTCCGGCTCTCGCATCACGAACAAGAGCCAAGTGGTTGATTCTTATGTTCCGCTGAATCGCATCATAATGCTGACCATTCCACTCTCCCGGAGTCTCATCCAGATCAAGGTTATATCCAAGGCTCAATTCCTTGAATCCCGTATCCTTCATCGCATCAGTATCATGAATTATGATCTCAGCTCTAACATCATCGCCACTTCTCTCTCCTTCGCTCAGAATCGTACCGATCTGATTCTCCGCCACATTGTTCTTATCTATTAACCCTGCATCATGGGTTACTACAACCGGCTTTCCTCGATACGATTTAAGGCTCTCCGGAGAAAAAACATCTTCCGGCAGACGGAGTTCCCTCCGAATGCTGCCGTCCGGGTTGCTATACTCGAAAATTCCCGTTGAGGTAAGGATGGGCTTATCTCTCAAGAAACCTTCGGGTGTGAAATACGCCTTGACCATTGGAACACTATCAAGTCGTATGACACGCTTTAACTCCATTCCCCTTCTCTCCCCTTCCTCTATATCAAAAAGATTTATTTACATAAACCTTTCGACAAAATAAAAAAGCACCGCAAAAGCGATGCTTTAAGTCACGGCATCTTCATCGACTTTACCACCATGCGCCCATCAAAATGACCACGACAATCATAATATGAATTGCAAGAATCATTGCGCTTCCCTATTTCCGTTTTCCCGACCTGACGAATAACAACATGGGTCTCATAACAAACATAATACTTATCTCCCCATCTGTTTTCCCTGATTCCTCGTTCTCTTATGGCCGGGGTAATATCTTTTTCCTCCCTGATATAACCACCACTAATCTCTTTGGAAGAAACAGAAACAACCTCAAATTCTCCACAACTTAAATATTCTTGCTGTTTATATCTCGACAAAGCAGATATATCTAACGCATTCGCTCCGGGCTCCAATACATAATGTATCTTGTCCCCGAACTTACTCGCAGATAGATCCTCTTCAACATCAAGGCTCGCCGTAAACGAAGTCGGGGCATCCATCTTTATTCTATCTCCGACTTTCGGCGGGACATACGGCTTTTGATCCCCACGTTTGAATATTCTCCTGTCACTCGTTACCCTATACAACTCCCGATCATACGGTTTGCTGTTATTGATTATTCCGATTACATTTACCATTCCCTCTGCCATATTCGCTTCGCTGCTTTTGAGCCCTTGTCCCTTCCACAAATCACGAATTTCATAGAGGTTTCCATTGGCATATTCTCCAATGGTCATTGCATCAACATCTTTAATTCCTTCTTTTACAACCTCTTCGGCAGCGGCTCTTTGTTCGGCATAACCACCTTCTGTATAAAGAACAATACTGTCAACCACATTTTTGAATTCCGGATCTTTCTTTGCCTTTTTTACAATGCTTTTTCGATCCATCGTTCCAATATCTTTCGCCCACTCTTCACATTTCTCTTTATCTGCGGGCTTTATATCAGTGACCATTCCTGCCTCATCCGAACTACCTACGAACCGAACCGGCGGATAATCATACATTTCCATTGCTGCCCCAACGTCATGGGCTACAAGTTTATCATCGAGTTTTCTCATCCCATGCTTGTTTGTGATGGCCCACTCATTATCCCCTGTTTTCTCAAATAATAACGTTCCCCTCACAACAAGAGCCCCAACAGGGAGACTTGAAACAAGCTCCTCGCATTCCTTCCTCGCCTCATTTTGCCTTTTCTCAGACTCTTTAAACGGTGTTGGGTCATAATCCTTCGCCTTATAATTGACTCCTCTTTGAAAGGCCTCTTCTTCCAATACCCTTCTTCTTATATCGTCGAGTTTCGTTTGTGCCTCTTTGATTTGGTCTCCACTGAGCACGGTTCTCTTGACTTCCACACCCTTCGCAAGCCTCTTTTTGGTGGCACCAACAGATTCCCCACCCGACATTTTGCTAATAACATGTGGGTTCCCCTTATCAGGCTCCCCTTCTTCATTCAAATGGACTTTGTGCCCATTTTCCGTAGTTATCCAACGCCCCTCTTCGGTTTTCGCATCCAATCTTTTTTGTCTGCGTTCCCTAAAACCATCTACCCTTTTCTTCTTTTTATATGCTTCCCAAGCAGAATCAACATCCTCGACGGCTTCTGCATCCTTCGGCTTGAATCCTCCCCATTCTCCATCCCGAAACTTTATCTGCTCATCATCGCTCTCGAAATCCTCAAGATGTTCCTCTAACCACTCATCCCACGCGGCATCCATATTAACCGCCATGCCGCCCGGATAGAGCTTTTCTTTTTCGCCAAGGTCACTATCCAACTCACCCTCAAAAAACGCGCTGTCGCCGTTCTGGGCTTTATGCAGGGCCGTCATCTGCCCTACGCTACGCTGAATACTATCTATGCACCTCTCAATAACCTTATCGGCTATCTCTTTATCCTTTTCACTCTTACTCGACGCAAACAACTCAATCCTCTCTGCATCCTGAATTATTGCATCAAGCAGATCCTCATCTATACTGAATTCCGGTTCAATGATTTTTGACTCAGCATAATCCTCGAACGCCCATTTTACCGGATCGGCCCACTCCCAATCTCCAGACTTTTTTACATCCTCTTCATCTGTTCGACCGACCGGGGACAACTTCCTCGGAATCCAGATCTCGGCCTCTCCCACGGCTCTCATCGATCCATAGGTATCTATCGGCCTGACCTCTGCCTCTATGATGTTCCCATTCTCTCCGGCAAAGTGTTCCGCCATCTTTCTATCAAACGTATAGGCATCGAACACATCATCCTTGATATGCTTCTGCCCTTTTTCTCCCCGATATACCTTGATGGGCGTTACAAGAAACTTTTCAAACGAAACAGGCTTATCTATGTTATTCCGATAATTCTCATACGCCAAATTCAAACCCGCATTACGCATCTCCGGAGAACTCAGAATCGCATTTGTCAATTTAGGCTTATACGAACTATCCGCATTCCGAAACCACCCATCATAAAGGCTCTGCGTCACATACGGCGAATCATATATAACCTCATCCGCTTCATCTTGCGATATGGGATGAATGTCTTTTGTGGTATCCTCCATCCGGAATTTATACCACTCATCATCTATCGCCTGACCTCCGCCCTCATCATACAGATCCTGTAACTTATCTACATTCTTCCTGATCCAATCATTTTTATCATCATCCGGCTCAAACTCATAATCCACTCGATTCGGTGACATTTCTTTTGAAATGCTCATCTTTTTGCTTTTCGGCAGATTACGCAACTTATCCGGGCCACTCTTTATATTTTTCTCGTCATCGACTAATACATGGGTTCCGCCAATCGTGATCCAATCTTCATCCATCCTTTTCTTCAATCTATCCGCCCGGCGCTTACGATATTCAATTACAGACAAATCAGCGATAGCTATCGCCCCCCTGACCATCTCAATTTGACCTCGCTCGCTGTTGCATCAACATCACTTCTGCCGTATCACCCTCGAACACGGGCTTCGCCGTACACCTACATCCATATGCTTGGCCCGGGTGTAGGTATCTCCCTGTATAAACAATCCCCTTGCTCTTGGTTACATACCAATCGGCAGGGGGATTATTCCAACTGAAAATCTTGTTGTTCAACTCTCTATGGCACGGTCTGACCCTTGAATCATGTCTTGCCGTCCACTTATATTTATCTACACCGAGACTTTTGTGTTCATACTCGGTCATATGACAATTTAATGTTCCCATCTGATCCGTGGCAATCTGCTTCGCATGGCTTCTGGTCATACCGACAACCTTTTCCAACCTACGATACACATTGATCCTCGGCTGATGCGTCGTATATCCCCATACGATAATCTCATGAACCTTCGACAACGCATCCTGCGTCAACGAACTAATATAACTCACACTGTCCGCAACCCACTTGTTCATAAGATCTTCCATCGTCTCCATATAGAAAGGCTCGCTTATTTCTCCACCCATCGCATCATCCACAAGGCTTTTCCAATCCCTCACAGACGATCTCTGAGCAATCTTTCCAACCCTTCCCACTTTACGAATCAACTTGGTAACATCGATATCCTTTAAGATATCCTCTTCGCACTCCGACAAGATCTCTCCGATCCCATCATCCATGTTTAAATCCGCATCTAATCGAACATTCTCATCCGACCATACATCATATATGGCCTTTACCCTCTCAATTGCAGGCCGTAATCTCTTCCCAATTACAACCGCAACCTCAAGAGCTACCCTTGCCAACTCTCTCTCCGCTGACATGGGGAATACCGGTTTTCTTCTCGGTATCTTTGCTCCCTCAGAACTCTCTACGGGAGAACTCTGCATCATTCTTGTTCGTATTTCCGGCACATTTACAATTGCCGCTACGCCCATCTGCAAAACCTCCCAAAAGGCAAGGGGCGCTCTTTTCAGAACGCCCCCAGAAACCGTTTGTACTCATGGTACATCGGCAAATTATTTATATTTTAACGGGTCGAACTCCCAATCTCCGACTCTCGCTATCTGTCCCTCTTCGATTACACTCTGGTCGAAATCCTCCAGAATATCGAAATAATCTTTTCCGATCTCATCCACACCTTTTCCATTAATCAATGCGGACAAAACCTTGATTTTCTTCCCGAGCATCTTATCACTTTCCAGATCGAAATATTCACGAACCCCATCATCGATTTCGGCGGCTCTCGAATAAAGATCCTCGACCTTTTCTCTCATCTTCCAACGCTTTTCATACTTCTCCGCCAAATCCATATCACTCACCCCTCAATCTCTTCACTATCGCAACAATTTCTTCATTCAACTTTTGGGCAATCTCTGGCTTATCTCTATCGAACACTTCTGCCAACTTCGGGTTCGTTGCCTTCAACGCCACATAATCGGCAATCATCTCAATCGCCTTATTCCCTTTATCACTTCTGAAATACCCCTGCGAATGCCCGAATTTGACGATTCCAGATGCCCTTAATTGCCCTCCACTCAATGAATCATACAACCCCTGCAAACTCGCCACACCATGCATCAAAGACTCTCTTCTAACAAGGTTCTCTTCTTCGACGGCCTTTCTCACCTTTTTTATCTCTTTCTCATATGCTCTTATGTCCGACCCAGACATTCCAGATCTAAGCATCCCCGAATAATCCGCCACTCCATCATCTCGCAACCATTCCGGCCTCTTTCCATACATCCTCTCAGCCGCCTTGAACGTCGCTTCAATTTTGTCCTTCTTCTCCTGATTCCTTAATTCATCATACTTGTCATTATATTCTTTGAACAGATTTCCGGTCTCTTTGCTGAATGCCCCATTATCTGCATCTATCGCATTTAAAAGATCTTTGTTCTCTGTCGAAAAATGACCATACTTTTCATTCTCTCTCGCACACAGATCTATGTAATGAGTCCACTCATGAGCGAATGTTCTGATCGCCTGTTCCTTTTGATCTGGGTCTTTTATCGCAGAGAAATTTGGAATCGTAACCGTTGTCTCGATCATTCTTCCATCTCGATACATCTTTGTGCTAACAGATCCAGATGTAGGCTTCGTTGTCCTTCTGCAACTCAATCCGGGCGGAGTTTTTGAACCCGGCAACGTCGCAGCGCTCAAGAACTCTGTTATTTCCCCATCATCACAATGCTCATTGATGAACTTGGCGAACTCCATCGTATTCTTTTCATAGGTCTTTGAGGTCATTACACTCGGGAAATGACTTCCTTCAATCTTCGTCACAGGCTTCTTTGCCTTTGACGGTTTCCCGGCTTTCCCGGTTTTCTTTAACTCCTTATATACCTCTCCGGCAGAATACCCTTTTCCTTCAAGGGCTTTCCACGCATCCTTCGGTGTCCACTTCGGATCGACATTGATCCCTTCTCTCAGACACAAACCAAAAGGGATTTTCGTGTTCCCATGACCACCAGATCCACCACCCACATTATTCTGATTCTCATCCTCTTCCGCATCCATACGGGCGATCCATCTCTGGTCGCGGCGTTCTCTATAATCAAAGACAGCCTTGGCATCTAACCTCGACTGCCTCCGCTTTTTATATTCTGAAACAACATCCAACGAAAACACCTCGCTAAAGGCGTTTCATTCAACGCCCTCATCTTCGACAATTTCAAAATTTCCCGGAAGATACAAATAATCTTCCCCCGTTTCATCAATCACACGCCAGAAACCATGCTCTTCTCCTATTTTTTCATATTCTTTCCCCTTGATGAACTCCAAGGGGTCGCTCTCACCAATATATCTTACTTTCATCCATGTCCTCCGCAAACTGCTTAATCTTCCATCTGGTTTGCCCGACCTCCGGGCTTTCAAACCAATGTAAATCGGCTTTTCTCTGCTTCCCATCCGGTCCGACTACCATTCCAATACCTTTACAATGCTTCCAACTTCCACTTTTTCCACCCGACTGCTCTATCAATTTATCTTCTACTCTCAGTGGAGCCGATGTTCCATTCCCCGCAAATACGGTTAAATGCTCTATCTCTCCACGACAGATCTTATACTTATTGCCATCCGGGTCACTGACTCTCACTTGCTTCGTCACCCTCATCTTTTCCTCATCATGGTTAAAATGAGTGACTGGCTTCCCGACCTTGTCTCTCATCACCGCCCCGGCATTGCTATACTCTACCTTTACTTCGGGCACCATCTTTCCTTTTCTGGTGCTCTTCGCCCCTCCCTTTGACTCGAATCGTCCGCTCTCATCCCTCGGATGGTCAGATTCCTCGAACTCATCCATCCGATCTTCCATGCCGATAGACAACGATAGTCTCTGTAATTCGGCAAACAATTTGCGCCTATATGCACTAAAAGCGCCGTCGTCGGACAGCGCTTTCAAGGTCAGGCAAATACTTTTAATTTTATTCGCACAGCTTAAAATGCCGCCGTCCAAACGACCACTTCCTTATTCGGTCAAAATTTCGACCGCCTTTTTATATTTCTCAAGACGCTCCAAATCCATATCATTTACCACAGGCAACCTTGTGAGATCCATGTTGTGCTCCAAATCGGCAAGCTTCACCTTCCGAGCCAACTCATTCCCGCGAATTCCCTTGATATACTCCAGATACGGAACGCCCCTCTCATGTGTAATCACACGAACAGCATCGGCAATCTCGTCACCGAAAAGATCCCGAATCTCATCAATCGTCGCCCCAGTGTCCTCCACAGTGTCGTGAAGCCACGCAACGACCTTCTCTTTCTCTCCCAGAACTTTCCCGGCAACAGCCCTCGGATGCTCGATATACGGCACTCCCGCCTTGTCTACTTGACCCCGATGCTTCATCTCAGCGAATTTCTCCGCCATCATCACAATGTCATTCACACTACCACCCCCACACCATGATTATACCATGCTGTGAAGTTTCATGTCAACATTTTTAATGACAGATTACCACCAAGGATATTTTCTTGTGGCTCCATCAGGCTTGGGTTTCGGGCTAAACTCCGAAGTTTTAGGAAAACGATCAATCATTTTCTTCGCATACTCTTCCCAATAATCCTCATCAAGATCCCAATTTCCTCGCTGATCCAGAATCGTCTCCCAAGCATCGGCATCCGGCACCCACTTCTCATTTTTGTAATCCCACGCCTCTGCAACACAACTATCCCCATCAATTGCTAAACGCACGATATAGATGGGAAGAGTGCCATCCCGATAATACGCATATTTCTTCATATTCTCACCTCCGCCATGATTATACCACAACCGAAATCAAATGTCATCATTTTTGACAACATTATTTCTTCTTTTTAAATGTCGGTAGATTCATGATTCCGGGCGGCTCGCTCATCTCATTCACATTATCCACCATCGTTTTCTCTAAACGGTCATACTCATCCTTCATCTCCGGATGCTCTTTGAGATCGATTGCCCTCTGCTTTTCAAAATGACGATGGTTTTTGTTCTTGACTTTGATAGTTTCCTCAGACTGGACTTGCACCTCAAACAACTCACCGCTAGGAGCTTTTACTTGTAGATGAACAGCCTTATAATTCCGGGGGCCTCCCTTGGGATCGGGGAGGAACTTGTTATCTCTTTCAGTAATCTCATACCCAGACTTTTTTAATTCATCTTCCAATCCGGTTATCTGATCTACCATCTTATCATGATCGCACTTGAAAGAAAACCTCACAACATCATCCATCATCCCCAACGCTTCTTCATCCGTGAGGTTTTTATCTGCATACTTTTTCTTGACCTTATCGATCTTTCTTGCGGTAGATCCTCCACCCTTGAACATGTTTTCAAGCCCCATCATACGAGAACCGAGCTTATTGCTGATCTCCACCATATCGGCACCGATCTTTTTTCCACCCTCTATTCTCTTATCATAAGCCGCTTGAACTTCCGGCCCTTTCCCAATGACTTTTTTATCCCACATTTGAGACAATCCGGGAATTGCCGCGACAACAGTTCCATCCGGATCTTTCTGATACACCAGATCCTTACTTGTGAGGTTTTTCAACACTTCTTCCTGCTGTTTCGTCTTTGACGGCTGGTTTCCATCTCCGGCCTCATCAGCAAGACGATTAACCTCTTTCAAGGTATCCTCATCATATACCGCTCCACGCTTCGGCTTCGGATAATCCACTCCACCACTTGTTTTAAACGACTTGGTATAAGTGCTGCCCCTCACTTCTTCATTCTGCAAATTTCCATTCTTTACTTTCTTCGGCCCATTCTCTTCTTTCTTACCGCCATTCTTCTTTCCATTGAGTTTATTCCAAGCCTCAAACGCATCATCCACAGACATTCCTTCTGTATCTACACCATTCGACTTTAAAGCTCCGAACACCCACCCGATTCCGGCATCCATTCTCTCTCTCAAACGTCCCTCACGACGCTTTTTATACTCTTCCACACTATCGAATTGGGGAATAACCCCATTCTTCTTTTCAATTCTTTCCTTCCTACGGGCTTTATATCTTTTAACGGCGTTGTCCATTAAGACTCACCATCCCAAGAATTTTTGTTTTCCGAAATACCAGACTCGGCCTTTTTCTTCAAAATATCCAGACCATCTTTAAACGGCTTAAACAACCGGTCATCCATCACATACAGATCTTGTAGATCTCTCCACACAGGCAAGGCCATCTCTTTTCCATCGCAATCCGGCTCTCCCTTGAAATCTGTGCAGAGGAAAATATGACTTCTCAGATGTTCCGCATTATCCCCTCCAACTTTTGTTTCATCTCCGGTCTCCAACTTGCTACCGATACGAACCAGATCTTTGGGGATAATATTGAATTCCTCAAACATCTCTCTAATTGCCGCTTCCTCGGGGCTCTCTCCCTCTTCTATGTGACCTCCCGGCCCTCCGATCAATCCAACACCTTTGCCCTTCAACCTTGTTCCGGTAAGGACTTTTCCATCTTTAACAACAATAACGCCGACTCCACCGAGCCGACGCTTTACATCCTCTTCATCCTCTTCGACTTCTTTTTTTACCTCAGATCCCTCAGAAGCCGTCTCTTTGCCATTTTCGGGCTTTTCCCCTCCACCTATATTCGGCATTTGAGGATTTCCCTGAGCCCCTTCTGGTGCTCCTCCTGGCATTCCTCCGGGTGCTCCGCCTCCAGGCGCTCCACCCATCATACCCATCATCGCTGCCATCGGATCTTGCTGTTTATTCGCCGGATCATTCTCTTCGAGCTCTTCATCGGTATAATCATCCAACATCGTCTCAATATCGAACTCACCATCATCCGCGAGTTTCTTTCTTATCTCAGACGGATCTACTGCCTGCATCTGCACATAGATATTCGCTGTATTGGCATTCGTCTGGGCAACCTGAGCTTTCTGCAGATCCAACGCAACCTTTTCCTGCTCAGACATAGACCACAACGAATTGAACTCTACATCCAACGGAGGAACTTCATCGATCTCATGATTATGCAACCCCGCCTTTGACAGCACAGCCAAAACATACCGCAGATTACTCTTTACCATCCTTTTCTGGATTCTCTCTACATAATTGTAGTAATTCTCCAGATCCGAACTACCCGTTGCGTTCATTCCCGCAGGAGAACGACCGAAAAGAATTGTCTGCGGAATATTCGTAATCGCAGACAGATAATTGCACGTTGTATTGATTACATCCGAAACCCCGGCAAAAGAGAATGATTTAAAATCATAATCCTCACCATCGGCATCCAGAACGATACTGTTTAGCAGACCTCTCGCCAGATCTATAATCTGCAACCGCTTGAGAACATTCGCCTCTCCCTCGTCGGTTGCTAACTCCAACGCCAAATTCTGCATTTTATAAATCGCCTGAATAGACCGATCCAACATCTTCGGTGCCATTCCATGAGCAACTTCAACATCTTTTACCGCTCTGTGAATTCTCAGATATTCCGGGATGCCCCACAACTGATAAATCGAATTAACCGATCTCTCCGGCAATCTCCCATTCTGGAATATCAGGCATCTCGACTCATGAACCGTAAACGTCCCATACTTGCTCGTGACCATATATGTCTCAGGCATACCGAACCGACTTCCACGAACATTGTACGGGTCTCGGCTCTCATACTTGTACATACTCGAATAATCCGGCACAAGCAACGACCGATCATATATCTGAATCTCATCCAGAGACTTAATGTGTTTCCAATCCAACGGCTCTTCCAGGCCACGACCATCATCAATAAGCATTACGCCAATTGATCCGCCAAACAATCTCGCCCACTTGATCCCGAGCATGAACTTCTCTTCCCAATCGAGCTCATCCATGCACTTATTATAGAAATCCTTGGTCTTTCCATCCGCCAGATCTTTTATTTCAAAGCCGTGCTTAATAGCCTCTTCCGCGGGGAGATCTATGATCCTCGAAAACAGACCATTTCCCTCATAGAAAAGCTCAAGCTCATCATCCATCACCGGATCTTCGGCTTCATAATGATAATGTTCAGATGAATCTCTCTGCGTACCATAATTGGTCAACAGATTTACAAAACCATCTTCACGATACGGACGCACAGAATGGCCCGTCTGCTTCTCCAATACCTTGCCGCTCTTATCCGCGAACTCGGAGAAATCTATTACCGCTTTATCAGCCAAGCCATCTCATCCCTTTCCTCCAGAATAAAACAAGAACCCCAGCCTTTTCAGGCCGGGGTTCTCTCTATATTTATCCACGATATTAATCTTAGCATTTTTAACTGACAAATGCATGAACAAAATGTTAACTTTGAATAAAATAACTTTACTTAAATCAATATGATCTCACAGAGAAATTATAGCTCATCGCTATATGCTCCCTCCATATAATCATACTCCCTACCTTCATCAAGGCTATCATAGAACGTATCCTGCTCTTCCAACCAAGCCTTGCCACTCTCACTTTCCACATTCTCATGATAATCCTTCACCTGTTTGAGAATCCGATCCTTATTCCTCTCTATGATCTCGATACATTTTTCATCATCCGGGTTTTCTCCACCCTTTGTGAACGTATCGAAATTTCTTCCAAGATTTCCAAACCAGATCCATGTCGTGATAACCTTCTCCGATTCCGGGTTGACTATCACATACGCCCCTCTCTTGAATTCATAAACAGGCAAATCATCCAACTTACCGATATAATTCATTTTCTCACCAACCTTTTTTCTTTCTATTATACACCAAACCTGGTTTTATGTCTATCACAACGACGCATTATATTTCTTGTTCAAATGCTCCCTCGCATCGGCGAACTGATTTCCACTTCTAAACTCTATCTGAATTCCATTTGTTCTAATACTGTCAAACACTTTTTTCCTTTTTCCCTCAGACAACCCATCGAACGCCTTGTCCATCTGGTCTAAGGTTTTGAACCTCATCGACTCAATATCCTGCGGCGTTACCATCCCATGAAACTGTAATTCCACATATTCGTTGTTCGCCCGATCTTTCGCCTGTTTAAAGAACTCCGAATAACTAATCATACCATTTTTATATGCCCGATACGAATCAACGGCATCCATCACGTCACCCTCGCTATACAGAGAACTCATTCCCTCGATCGTCGGGTGTTCTCCACCATATCCGGCGCTTGCGATCCGATACTCCGTATTAAGTGAATCTCCATAAGTATACGTCGTTCTATCCTTCATTCGATCCTTTTTGAATGTATACATTATCGGGCTCGACCCACCATAAGCATCCGCCGCGGTATTATCCCAATCTTCCGCGGGGTCAGGTAATCCAAGATACCCACATTTTTCATACTCTGTATTATCTACACCTTTATGCCCGAAAAACTTCTTTGATGCATCTCTTCGGCCCTCCGGGTCGTGTGCCGCCGCCGCACCGCCATGTCCCACTTCCGGCTGGCTCTTATAATGATCCGTCAACATGCCGAACATGCTCTTCGGACTTCGGAACGCTCTATATGCTCCCTGATTGAACATTTCGGTCAACATATCCGCCGTTGCCTGTTTATCTTCGGCAGACATATTATCCAAGAAAGATTTTTCTATTCTCTCCGCTCTGTATGTATCAAAATTATCAAGCGTCTTTTCCGTATGAGTTCTCGGTACATCATCATTCGGATTCATACCCTTTGTCTTTACGCTCGACGCCGGAACATTATTATCTTCCAACCACTTTCTCGCATCCGCCTCATTGTCCGACTCATATACCACAGATCTCGGTTTGCTTCTGGTAGATGCAATGACAGAATACTTTCCATCCGGTTTTCTTACCAACCTGACCGCATGAATACCATCCTTCGGCATTCCGAGCTCTTTATCTCCATCCTTGATCTTATAATCCTTGACACCGAATTTTTCCATCTCTCCGACGGCCTCATCCCAAGAACTCTTAGGCATCCCAAAGCCGCGTTCCTTTCCATCCATATCTTTTCCGATAATCAGCCAATCTCCGGTATCTTTCGCTTTCTCTATCCTCAGATCCGTAAACGCCGTATCATTTCCTCCAAGGCTATACCAATTTCCGGTATCAATAAGCTCCTTCGCTTTCTTTGCTCTCTCCATTCGACTTTTTGCCGCATCATCCATCGGGAATGTCTCAGAATTATACCCATAATTACTCAGCGTCTTTTCCAGGCCCCCGAAAGAACTTTCTCTCGCAATCTCTTTCATTCTTCCACGTTCATCATATCCACGAACATGGAATATATGTCCATCATGCGTTATCTCAATACCGGCGTATTTTCCAAGATCCCCAAACGACTTCGCCTTAGCGTCGAACTCTTTTCTCACCTCTAAATACTTGTCATACGCCGCTTCAACCTTCGGGTCTTTAATAAACTGCCTCGGGTCATATCCATACCTCTCACAGGTTCGGGCCATGTCATACATATCCCCATAACCAGAGATAGACATTTTATCTCCATCACGATCATAACCCCAAAGCTTATAATCCCCATCCGAATCGACTTCAATGACCGGATCTGTATATTTGCTCATTCCGAACGGAATAGCTTTTGCTTCAAATTCTTTTCTCCGCTTTTCTCTCTCTTCCTCATATTTTTCTATCGCCGCTATCTTCTCTTTATCCTCATCACTAATGGTTAAGATATCATCCGAAACCCCATACGTTTTCATTAACCGCTCTTTAAACTGCCCATATGTTTCACCCGAGCTTTTCCTTTCATAATTCGCTCTATTACCATCCAGGTCAACACCATAGAACCTAACATCTCCATATGTACCTACTTTTATACCAACTTCCTGATACTCTTTATTTCCGAACTTTGCTACCGTCGCAGGGGGCTCATACTCCATCGGGTTAAGTCTCTCTTTACCCTCTCTTGCCTTTTCTACTCCTTGTTCCTTCATGAACTTCATTGCCTCGGATCTGGTGCCGAAATTCCATGTTTTCTTATGTCCATTCTCATCTTCACCTACAACATCCCACGACGTAGCCCAATACGATTCACTCTTCTTTAATTCCAGATCTCCATATTTGATTCCATCATCCCCGGTGACATATTCCTTCTTATCCGACGTAAGCCAACTGACTCGTTCTTTCTCTCTCTTCTTCAAAGACGGCGACAACTTCGCATCATCCGGGTTCATCCCTTTGGCACTTAAATAATCTCTCGCCATATCTAAAGACGGATACTCGGCTATTACCCTCTTCTTACCATCGAAATCTTTCCCGACCACAGAATACTTGCCTCCACGCAAACCAATAGAAACCTCTTCATATCCTCGCTCTCCATCATCGAACACCTTTTTCGGTAATTCCATTTCTTGAGGATTTACCATCTCTCCAGAATCGGGATCTTGAAATTCTTCAACACCTTTTTCTTTGAGCCAATAGTACATATCACTCTTTGTATAGAATCTCTTGTACATATAACTCGGACTATAATGACCATCTTCGGGCGCTTTTATTTTCTCCGCTCTCAAACTCCACGGGGCCTCTCCACGCCCTGCCCAACTCCGATACGATGCAGACAAGCTCCCATACTCTGCTCCACCATACCCTTCCATTTTTACACTCTTTACCGGCTCTTTCACGGGTTCCACATCAGGCGTTCCCGGATCTTCCCCTCTCTTTAATCTCTCATAAGCCCCTTCTGCTGTGATTCCCTTACCCGCCAGAGCATCCCAAGCCTCTTTCGGCCCCCATCCTTCTCCGATCTCAATACCAAACCTCATACAAAGCCCGAACGGAAGCCTCGTATTACCATGGCCTCCACCAGAACTTCCACCACCCTGATTATTGTTTTCATTCTCTTCATCATCTGGGGCGTCCATCCGAAACGGGTTTACACTTTTTTCTTTTTTGATGGTTTCTACTTCGCCTTTTTGATAACTCATCACATCCAACGGAGCATCCCAATTGGGATTATACTTCGGTTTGATTCCCCTCAATCCAAGCCGTTTCTCTCTTCTTTTCCTATATCTCAATATTGCATTGTCCATATATATTCCCCTCTCTATAAAGAAAAAAGAGGCATCGATTTCTCGACACCTCTTTGAATTACAACAGACTCTTTACATTGAACATCGGCTCTGCGAGCTCATTGAACGCATCCGAACTTCCATCCACCATATCATCATGTTTCCCATCCGGGAAGAACTCTAACTGCGACAAATACATATCATTCCAATCCGCCGCCAACACTTCCACATTCCCATTCTGCCATTGAGTCGCAAACGGCATTGCTCTCAAGATCTTACTTCCCGTTACTCTCTCACTCTTCACCGCATATCCCGCCAACTTCTTCACATACGCATCCGAGGCAATTTTTCCTGCCGCGCCCGGGTCAATCGGGATGTGTATCTTGATCTTTCTTCCATACTTTGTCCTATCTGCCAAGGCCGTATTTAACAAGATCTTCTCCACATCTCCCGCCGCCACTCGAACATTTATCACATTCAAGACGATGAAATTTCCATTCTTCCTTCTACCCATCAATATACCAGCCGTGAAGTCTGGATCGTTATTTTCTGTTTTCTCCGTCGCCGCAAAGTCCCACGCCCGACATACCGAAACTATATCATCCGGCTCTTTCTCTACAATCCGAATCTGTGACCTCTTGAAATACAAGCCTCCTGCGGGTTTGATCTTCCAGTTACCCTTCAATAGACGCTCTCTCTCTACCTCAGGCAACGCTTTCAGATTTCCAAGATACTGCGGGTTTACCTTCAACAAAGCCTTATTGTCATAGACTGACGATGCAATAAACGTCACCGACCTTGGCTCACTCAATTCCTCTTCTGTCTTGAGATTGAACCTATCTATGAGCTCTTTTTTGCTATCCGCCCAATATACGGTATTCTCTCTTCGGATCATCCACCTTACCACTCCTGATCTCTCCGGAATGGCATATCCAGTATCTTGATCGATCCACCATGAAATAAAATTAGCTACCCACGAATCCGGGTCTGGGTTGCATGATGCCAACACATACGGCCTGACACCACACATACTCCGGTTTCGGGATAGCATATAAAAGAAAACATATTCCGAAAAATGCGTTAACTCATCGAATTCAATACCACATATCTGAGCGCCCTGATAATTATGAGCCTCTTCATCTCTTTCAATATGCTTGAATGATACCCTCGAAAGAATGCTTCCATCTGTATCATGAAACTCCCAAGCCGCATCGCCCTTCTTGACCTCTGCCCCATCTATGCGAGAATACATATCCCGGGCATTGTCCCATAGCGCACCCTCGGTAAATATCTGGTTTGAATTCTTCCGGAATATTACGCAACCGAATCCCCTTACATCTATGAACCTCAATGGATACGCGAGCTCCGCCCACGTTTTCCCTCCACCCGCAGCCCCACCATAGATAATAACATCCGCCGCGCTTCTAAGACATTTCTCCTGCGGACCTTTTTGGGGCTTTATGATAATGGGCTCATCCATTACTCGGGATCTTCATCCCTTTCAGGAAGATAAATTTGCACTCGGGATTTGGTTGTCAGCTCTCCATCGATATTAAGATTGATGCTCGCACCATTCTCTTTCATATACTCCATCTGCTCTTCCTTCAATACGGTCAAAGAATCCAACCCTGCACTATCTCTCACATACTTCGCCGCATTCGCATCTCCCGCCATGGCCTTTACGATCATAGACGCTAAAATAGAAGCCGCATAACTCATCTCATCATTCGGGACTCCGAACCTCTCCATAATGGCCTTATGGTTCTTATATGCGTCTCCTACGGGCATTTCCAACATCTTTCGTGCCAGATCCATCATCATCCGATTGTTTCTTCTCTTTTCTCCAGACTTCTTTCCGGCGATTGACGCTTTCTCTTTTCTCTCTTCTGGAGTTCTCCTCGCGTTTATTTCCTCTATAGGCATAAGGTTCTGATTGCTTTTTTCTCTTCCCTTCACCTTTTCTTCTTTTTCCTTCTTTTCCATTATTTAACTCACACTCCCTTTATAGGCACATGGATTATAGGATTATAATCCAACGTCTTTCTCGTTTTCTTCTGATTGTGGTTATCTGTCGTATCATTCTTTACGATCTTCTTACCCCACTTTTTCTGTAGGGCTTTTAACTGTTGCTCTTCACGTTCCAGATTCCTATATGTGGCGCATCCTCCGGCCTGTTTCGACTGTTTACAATCATAATGGATTTTGTTCACTCTCAGACAGCCACGATACATCTCACAATTCTGCAACGTCATATCATAATCTTCCTTTAACGGAAGGTTCTCATCATATCTCAAGGGGTTTCCATGAAGGAACGCCTGAAACGGCCCACCAATATACGATATCGTGCTGAAAGGAGTCGCCTGTCTATATGACAACGCATCCATATTACACATGACTCCCCAATACTTGAATCCGAAATCATCGCACAGAATCGTATACTTCTCTATCATCCATAGAAACTCATCTGCATCTATCGGTATATCATCATACCCATATACGCCTTTCGGCTCGAATCTCCCCATGATCTTCAAATCATCATCCACGATTACCACCACATCATTATCCGGTAGTTCTTTGTCTAAGATATAATTCCGAATCCGGCACAGATTTCCTTGCACTTCATTCGGCACCGAAATGATGTTTTCCTCATACCCCTTATTGGCTTTCAAATAATCCTTATACTCATTTTCCGCTACCCAGACCTTGCAATACGGCAGATATTCCAACGTCTCTACATACGGTCTCTTATACGAAGGACAATTAATGCTGATGTTCATAATGCTCCCTCAGCTTCTCCAACGCCACATTACCCTTGAGAACTCTGCCGATTCCCCTTCTCTGCATATTGGCCTTTACTACTCCGTCTTTTCTTGTACTCAGATTCTTTACTTCCTTGATATCGAACAAAGACTCGGCCTGCAGCCAATCCACCTCATTGTCGAAATACAACACCAAATAATTGTGATCTTCCCCCAACACTTCGGTGAAAGGCACATCCCCCTTCTCTTCTTCCTTTTCCTTGGCTTTCTCATCCATGGCAAGGTCGAACCCGAACATCTCCATGTCGATATTGATAATGGCATTCAATTCCCCATTCAACAATTCAAGATCCCAATTGCTTAATTCAGCCGTCTTGTTGTGGGCTAATGCATACGCCCTTCTCTGCTCTTCATTCAAATGATCCAACCGAATAACGGGTACTTTCTCCATTCCAAGCTGTTTCGCCGCAAGAAGTCTGCCATGCCCTTCGACAATGACATTCTCGTCTCCCCATATTCCTATCGGATCATCAAAACCGAATTCCTTTATTGAATTCGCTATCGCCAGAACATCCCACTCATGGTGCTCTCTGGCATTGTCCTCATACGCCATGATTTCATCTACCGGCAAATACTCTATTTTGAGCTCCGCCTCTTTAACGACCTCCATGATTGACCTCCTAAAATAATAAATCCCCGCTGTTTCCGGCACAGACGGGGGAAGCCTTTATACACCCCAAACTATCAGTAAAGGGCTATTTTCTCCACGAATTACACTTTTCCGATAATTACTGGCGAAAATAATACACACCGGCAAATTCTCCCGAAATTACCGATGTGTACTACCTTTTCGGTGACTCCACCGATATGGTCAGAACTCGCACTTATCTTCACCGCAACCGCAACCTTTTTCTGACGGCATCTTCATGACTTCCTCATGCAATTTATCCAACAAATCATTGATTTCCCTTTTCCATGTATAGAAACGAGAAATCAAACCAAGAACTTTTGCCTTATCGATCAAATCATTCATTTTTTCCTCCAGATGAACTAACAAAATCTAAATTTCTGCTAACAAATCTTCAAAATCTTCTAATTTCATATAACTATACTTTCAATATCCCAATCTTCTCAAACTCTCATCCACGCATTTCCATATCTCCAACGGAAATCTACGGGCATTTAACATCCCTACCAAAACCCTGATCCCTATATTGTCTGGACATTCCTTCTCCAATTTCCCTAATCCAATCCCATTTTTCCTCGCTTCATTGATCCGCCTTATAATATCTTTCTTGTACTCTGATTCTTGCATTTCTACATTCCTCAGAATTATTCCTTCACCTTTTTGGCACCATTAGCGATAAACTTTTCAACATTCGCTCGGCTCATTTCTACCGGCCTACTTGATCCGCCCATCCATTGCAACGCCATTTTCCCACGGCTTCGCACTACTTTAAATTTTGATCCGCCACTTCCGAATCCTCCTCCGGCAGAATATACGTCTCCCTCATTGGCATTCTTCATAAATCTATCTATCGTTTCTTTTCTTTTCTTTTTTTCTTCTGCCGTAGCATATTTCACTCCGCCTACTCGAAATACCACCGGAATCTTCTCATATACATCATCCCCACCAGAAATAACCCGCGCTCCATTCTTAGGCTCGGCCTCTTTTTCCGGCAAATCTTCTACCTTAATAGCCCTGTTCTTATTTGACAACCCGCGCAATTTTTCAGGCCCCTTGGTGATGTTCTTATCATCATCCACCATTACATGAGTTCCCTTTATGGTAATCCAATCATCATCCATGCGCTTTTTCAGCCTTGAATCTCTTCGCTCTTTATATTTCTTTACCGACTCATCCATTGATTATCCCCCTATAATCAATTCACTATACGGCAACGTCTCGATCCATTCACAAAACGCTCTCCACTCCGGGAGCCTATGCGTCTTTCTCTGCTTATAGATCGTTTTCAACTGTCTATAATTGGTTGTCATCCCCGCTGTCAACTTGAACCCGGCTGGATTGCTATACAAGATCTCCAGATACTTCTTTTTCTTTTCCTCCGGCTGGAATATATCGATCATCGAATTATACTCATTGATCTTCTCTTTCATGATATCTATGATCCTCTGATCTACATACTCATTATAAGATTTATCCAGATCGAACTTTGTAATCCGATGCATGGTTGACTCGGAACTGATAATATCCGCAAAATGATATCGTTCCATCTCTACCCACGCCTTATTTGTAAACGTCAAATCGAACTGGACCACAATTCCCAAAAGGAAATTATCATGCCCTTCACCGATCCGACTTTTTGCCAACACCTTGATCCCATCCGTCAGCTCATTGTTGACAGACTCCGAATCAACCGACATAGGAAATTTCGCTCTCCGAAAACTGTCCTCCAGACCATACACCTGTGCATGGCTTACGCAAGAACAACCTTTGACCTCCATATAATCCTCCCGATAAATAACAAAAGCCCGGTCACTTCTCGACCGAGCTTTTCTTTTCTTCTTTTGGCTTTTTCTTAATCACAATAACATCGCTGTCTGTGAACCTCGAAATATTCTTATCTTCCTCTTTCTTCATACTTCCTCCACCTCTAACATCACATACTTGCTATTTTTGAACGCTGCCTTATTGATCTTTAACTGCTGATTTATCATATTCATCATTGACCTTTCCCTATCGGTCAGATCTTTCTTCTCACTATACTCTTTAACCAACTCATTGGCAAGGTCAAACTTTGAATACACCTTTTTCCCTACAACTCTCCACTTACTCGTGCTTGGCGCTAACACCTCCGCCTCATAATCCCTAAATCGGCTCAAATGCTGCACACCCACCGCACTCTTATTATTCTTACACACCAACATCACACTTGACATTGATGGCCTATCCACTTCTGCAAAATCTCTCGCCGCCGTTTTATCGCTGCTCCAACTTGATACAGACTTCATCTCTACCTCATCGCCATCCTCAAGATCGGCGAATCGATCCACATCTCCCTTTCCATTCCAATCCGTAAAACTCATTCCACGATAGATTTCCCCATCATACGTTCCCATTCTGGCGAGTCCATCATCTATAATCTTCTCTTGATCTTTCTTCTTCCCCTCTGTGAACTCTCTATAATCCCCACCGAAATATCCCATCAACGTCTGATGCAATTTTTTTGCTTCTTTTTGCGAATACCCAGTCTCATCCATGATGCTATCCAACGCCTTTTTATTAAACGCCGTCAGATCCTTATCCGGCACTCTCCCCCCCTTTGCTTCAACCTGTCCTCTTCTTTCTCCATTCTTCTTACCATTCGCCGGGATATATTTATCTATTACATAGAAGTCCCCCTTCACCGGGCCTCCCACCGCTTTCCCATCCTTCACCGGGACATGAACCCCATTTTTCAACGTGATCCAATCCAACTTATCAAATCTTTCTTCTAACCTCTTCTTCCGCCTCTTTTGATATCTCTTTACAGCATCATCCACTCTCCACCACCTCTTTTCTCTCGACCCCATACACAGCCTCTATGAATCGATCCGCATTCTCTATTGACGGATTCTTTCTATACTCATCTGCCGCAGACTCGATCTCTTTCCACATCCTCGAATGATGACCGACGATCTTTTTCGCATATACCAACACATCATTATCTGCCTTGAATCTCTTCAACGCATCTTTCTTCTGATTTTCACCCTCAGATCTTGTTATCTCTCCCGCACGAAATCTTCCATACGAATCTTTCAACTCCCAATATAACGCTCTCTCCGCACAATTCATCTCGATTTCCGGCATCTTTCCACTCGCCGCATACTTACTGATTTCTTCCCCTGTCATCTTCTCACCCCACCTTATAAACTCTCAATTCGCACCCATCCAACACCTTCATTTCCGGCCTCACTATCCTCTCCCATCCCAATTCTCTTTCTACAGCATCCCAGAACCCCTTAGCTCCATCATTCCTATCAAGGATATATAAACACACATCCCCATTCCAACCTTCCACAAGGCCCCTTGCAGCCTCCAATCCAACTTTCCTATTTCTCTCATCCTTTGCTATATAGAACTCACTGATATATAAGATCTTTTTCCTTCCCCTGAATGAAACTTCATTCTTGCACACGAACCCGCACAACACCCCACCATCGACAATGAAATCCGCATCCCACATTGTCTTGCTCCACATATCCTCATCCCATACGATCCTTCGATCATATTCACTGAGCTCATCTACATATTCTTTTGCCAAACATATAAAGAATCCCCTGTCTTTATGGCAGGGGACAAACTCTATGCTCATCCGGCTATCTCCCTCATTAATTTTCTCCCCCTTTTTTGCCCTTCACTTCTTCTGCGCCGGCTTTCTTCATCATAAGCCTTTTCATATTTTCTCATGCAATTCCACCCACAAAAATACTTGATATTCCCATTCGCATGATGGTCGGCTTTTTTATATGTCCACATCCCTATCACCGGTACAAACACATTCTTCCCGCATACTTCACATTGGCACAGTACCGACTTATCCTGCTTCGACTCCATTAATGACCTCCTATAATTAAAAATGCGGGATTTTCACCCGCGCTGCTTGTTTCAGCCCACGGCTCACGCTCCATGAGTCATCAACCTTGTGGCAAGGAGTAAAACAAAAGAAGAGAACCATCAATATTTGATTTTCTTGCCTATCTTGATCTCATATAGCCATCCCATTTTCACTCGGCACCTATCGCAATAATCTCTTTCATTCGACCATATCAGATAAACCCGATATCCCGCCTCACGATACTCAGATAAGCAAGAAGGGCAAAGTGTGCGAATATCTTTTCCACCCCGCACTCCTCATTCCCCCTTACGAAACGTCGCTGTGCGGTTAAGCACAGCGACATTCGTCATCTATAAGGGAAACCACAAGAAACTTTCAATCCGAAAGCACTTATCAGGAAATCCCTTTTTGGAGCGCCAAAGGGGAATCGAACCCCTACACTCAGATTGGAAATCTGACAGACTACCATTATCCTACTGGCGCATATCGTACGGGGCCGATGTACTCATGTTCGGTCTGTGCGAAAGGTCATTCCTCTCTGGGGCACAGACACTTTCCACCGGCTTTTCATTCTCTGTTGGTGTTGCCCGCGCAGCCAACATCATCCGGGAGCGACCCGGCCTCTGGCGCTTGCGGTAGGATTTGAACCCACAAGGACTTCCATCCTCTCTCGGTTTTCAAGACCGGGCAGTTACCATTACTGTACGCAAGCATTAAAATCGGCCGCCTCTCCACTCATGCCGATTGTCTGTGTCGTACACAGCAGATTGGCGGTCGCGAGAACATAGACCAGATCCCGACACCCGGTCTATTCAAGAACACATCCGCGAACGGCCTACTATGCTCTTTCGTTTTTTATTTTTACTTCACCAAAACATATCCCATTTTTCAAGATCTGCTCCCCGATATCATTTCCGCCTTCTGCACCATCCGGTGTTCCCACCAAATACAAAGTAGGCATATCTCCATAAGCATATTGCCCGACAAGATTTATCGCTTTTTCCAAATCTTCTTTTTTTAAGCCGCCATTCCCATCTTTAATCCCTACCGTTGATACTCCATCTAATTCTCCCGCATCCCACATTCCTTTTCTTTTACTGAACTTGGCTTCTTCTCCCCACTCTCTCGGATCATCTTGATACCATTGATGCGAATTCTTAAACACATGCCCCGCCTTTTTCCCCGGCTTATCTGCTCGCAACCCGAAACTCCACCATTGTCCTGATTTTTCATAATAATCATTTATCAGATCTGCCACATCTTGCAGATCATCAAATGTTTTTGAAAATTTACCTACAGGCCCACTTTCAAAATCAAAATTACCGTCACCGGAATTATCAACCCCTCCAGATGAAATGAACCTCCCATTTTCCCCTCTTGGATGCTTGCTCGAATTCCACTCTTTTTCATCCATCCTTCTTTTTCGCCTTTTTCTGTATTTTTCTACCGCATCCATACATCTACCCCCTCAATGTACTTTCATCTCGGTTTTCCTTTTGGCAGACCGAAAACTGCCATCCCGTTTCTCCCAATTATTCTACCATACCAAGAAATAAGAGGGAACTATAACACTTCAATCCCCCACGCATAACGCAAGGTTTCAAGGCAAGGCAAACATCAAATCAATACAACAAACTCAGATTTTCGGCCGCTGTACTGATGCAATATCCGAACGCAATTTTCTCATTCGGATTCTTTTTGAACCTCTCGACTCCCTCTTTATAGAACTTCTCCATGATCTCCACGCTGTCATCTTCTTCAAGATACTTTTCAAGATCCTCCGGGTCATCCGCTTTTCTCTCATCGACTAACTCTTTCAAACATCTCTTCTTAAACTCTTTGAACGAAATCACAACTTCCCATCCCTTTCTTTGTATGCCTCATCATATTCTTTTGGCTCCGCCATTTTCATAAACTCTTCAATCGGCGTTGTGTTGACTTTACCGGTATATTTGAAAAATACTATTGGCTCTCTCTTTACCGCAAGTTGTTCGTCTCCCGGCTTTTCCTTCATGCCATTCCACTGTTCTCTCGTAAACCCATTCGCTTCAAGCCAATCATCATTCGCATATTCATCATCCCACTTCGTCCAACTCACAGGCTCGAATCCGCACTTTTGATAGAACCCATATATTCCGGCATAAGCATCCAACTTATTTCCACCGGCTTTGACGGCATCTGCAAGTATATCTCTTCCCCTATCTCCCTTTTCAGCATTCGCGGCAACACTCACGATATCCGTCCCATGCAACGCAAAGGTTGATCCATTCTCATTCATATACTTGTCCATTCCCTTGTAATCATCGGCAGAATAATCATCACTCACACGCCATCTTTTGTCCGGCTTCATCCCACTTCTCAATTTGGAAAATCCACCTTTGAAATCGACCGCAGAGCTCGTTTTCCCAAATTTTGGCGTTGATCCTCTCGGCTTCGGTTCGGCCTTTACCGCTCCACCGCCATTACCGGGCGCGAACTTTCCATCTTCATCTCTAGGATGCTTTTTTTCTTCCCAATCAACGTCTAACCGAAAACCTCGTTTCTTTAACCGCCCATCTCTCCGAATTTTATATTTTTTGATTGCTCTTTTATCCACCATAAGTGTCACCTCAAAAAGAAAAAGAGCAACCGATCACCGGCTGCTCTTAATTTATTTCATGTATTTATAAAAATCCACGATATAAATTATAGCAGAAACGGCTGACACTTTGATGAACTTTTTGTTAATTATACCAAACCCTATTGACAACCATTATTCCTTACCAATCAACCAATCTATTGTAACCCCACACTTCTCCGCGATCCTTTTCAAAGCATATACCGACGGCACTGACATTCCACTGATATACTGTTGCACAGTTCCGGGGATTAATTCTATCTGTTCCGAAAACTCCATCAATGATCTGTCTCCTTTCAACTCGGCTAATCTAATTACAATAGTCTTTTTGACAGCCTCCATCTCTTCTTTCGTTATCCCACGAATAGTTTTCTTCCACTTGAAAGAATTCTCCCTTACTCCCCTTGCAACCTCATCTTCCTTTTTCTTCTGATTCCTTACGATCTGCTTCAATGCCCCTGTCAGAGTTCCGAGGCTTTTATACTCTCTCAAAAACTCTCCACTTGAATCATATAACCGAACGACATATACTTCTCCATTTTCTCTATAGAACGTCTGGTAATACCACTCTACACCTCCAACTGTGATTTTTACCGGGCTATCACAATTCTCGATGTACTCATCCATCTCCCTCTTCATCTTCACTAAACTCCTTCTTAAAATCAGCCACCGCTGGAAGATCATCCAGACGATACGCCTTTCTCAATTTAACACCATAATACCCTTTCCTCTCCTTATCTTTCAAGAAGAAAAATCTATCTTCCATCTCCAACGGTTTATCTTTATTAAACCCTTCATATACCTCGAATGTTCCCTTGTCCAGATCCAACACATACGCCCACTCGCAAAACAGACTATCCGCGGCAAACTCAATATCATTTTTCAAGGCGAGGCCATCATCGGAATCGTTAATCATCCCCAAAACTTTCTCGCTTGTATCTCTCGAAAGCTCGGGCCACTCTTTTGTCCAATCCTCGATTTCGCCACTTCGAATCCGGGCATTTCTTTCATCAATCTCATCCTGCGTAATCCAACGGCACTTCTCCACCTTATCCCTGAATACACTCCGAAAATACGGGTTCGAAATAGATTGCGCGAACTTCAACACGTCGGCCCCTACTCCATCCGGGTATCCATCCCATTGTCCATACTGGGCAACTTTATAATCTCCGCCACTATATACCGCGATCAAATGTCTTGTTCCCATACTGTGCCTCCCCAATTATTCCAATGTTTTACCGCCGCATCTATCGTCCGAAAATCTCCACTCTTTGCCCCACAACTCAAACACTTCACCCGATACGGGAATTCCTTGTGTTTGTCTCTCTCCTGAATCACCGCATCATCCTCATTGCAGAAAGGACAACTTCTTAGCCTAATCTTTAAGTCAGAACGGGAGTTCACCATCGTCCTCATCTACCTCCACAAATACTCCACTCGGCTTATCAATTCTCTCAGACGTATCTACCGCAACCCCATTGAAATTCTTCTGCTCGGCTCTTTCATCCCCATCTCTCTTGCTATCGCCGAAATACGCACTATCTACGATGATCTCAATTGATGTTCTCTTGTTTCCATCTTTATCTTCCCACTTTCGGGACTGTAACCGACCATCGACAATGATTACACGGCCTTTTGAGAAATACTTGCTGACAAACTCACCTGTACTTCTCCACGCCACACAATCAAAGAAATCTGTGACCTTATCCCCATCTTTACTCTTGATGTCCCGGTCAACCGCAATTGTGAACGACGCAACCGGCGTGTTATTCCCGGTATATCTGAGTTCCGGGTCTCTCGTTAATCTTCCCCCGATAAGGACTCTATTAAGCATCTTCAAACTCCTCACAGAAATTCATATTTGAATTATTAAGGCTACGCTTAGCCATGAAGATCTTCCAATCCAGATAAATGTCTTTCAACATACTATCCAGATATCGAAGCCCCATGTCCTTGATTTCATCCGGCACTCCATACATCGCTTCTGCCATTCCCCCGGCAATTGCCGCCGTTGTATCTGTATCTCCACCGATATAGATACAATTCCGGATCACCGATTCATAATCATTCCCCTCAAAGAACGCTGCGAACGCCTGCGGACACGAAATCTGGCAGAGCTCTTTCCCATGCCCATTCGTCTCTTTATGATATTCTTCCACACTTTTGATTTCCGGGTAATACGTCTCTTCGATATACTCTCTGATCTCTTCCTTTGACTTCCCCTCACGAGCCAGAAAAATCGCCGCAGCCGTAGCCTGCGCACCTTTGATTCCCTCCGGATGATTGTGCGATACAAGCGTAACATCGTATGCCATGCTCTCCGCCTCATCCAAACTCCGAGCTGCGAACCCAACCGGGCTCACCCGCATCGCCGCACCATTTCCACACGAAAAATACGGGACCTGCTCTTCATAGATCCATTTGTAGAACCTTCTCCCATATCCTGCATGAGGGTACCAATACCCAATATTCGCCATTGCATTTTTCGCGGTTCTCTGCAAAGAGATTCCATCCCGGTAATGATCCATGATTCCCTTCGCCACCGAAAGCGTCATCACAGTATCATCCGTGAAACAATCATCCCATGTAAAGAGCTCGAAATCTCTTGTCTTTTCATTCTTGAACTCGAACCGACTTCCAACGATATCACCAATTACCGCACCAATCAAATAGCCCACCCTCTCTTATGCTATGTTGCTCATATATACTTTATCCCACTCTTTTCCCTTAAAACGTTCCCACAAGGGGGAAAAGAACACCTTTTTTTCCTGCTTATAGTTGTATACTCTCTCGAACTTCCGCAGCGTCTCTTCTTCTCTCACAAATTCTTCCAACACATCAGTGTTACCGTATTTCTCAATTTTCTCTAACCACCGCCTATTTGAAATTTCAGGACAATACCATGCGAACTTTGTGATTGCAACGATCTTTCTCTGCGCCCCTTTCCCCTTGCAAGCCTCACTTGTCCTAACGAAAAAATCCATGATATTCCTTGCGCTTGCCTTGTCGTATACCTTAAATCTCCCTTCGGTGACGTCTCCACCTTTCCCAATCGTCTTCCCCGTCGTTGAAGGCACACCCAACAGAATCGCAACAATTTCGGCACCACAATACGCTTTATACTCTTCACAAATTGACCTCAAAAACTGATAATCAGGATACCCGAGGTCTGCATAACAACTAATAAAATCCATAGGCTTCCAATTGAGCTGCTTCATGTTCAAGGCTATGCAATCATCAATCGTCGCGCCCTCCGAAACAACATATTCTATGGGGAGCCCCAATTCTTTAAGCGCCTCAAATCTCCCCTGCCCATCAATCAACTCAAACTTTTCATTCACTACAATGGGATTCCTGATCCATCCTCTTTTTTCGATGCTGGACTTAATCATCTTTTTTCTTCCTTCGAGGACTTCCCTATTCCCATTCAACTTCTTGAATTTTGAATAATCGCATTCGCTATAAACGAAATCAACAGGCTCTCCATACTCTTTTCTCATCATTTCTCCCTCATTTCTCGAATTCTTTTCTATCATTTTCATTTTGCTCTTATTCCCTTCCTTACTCTTCCACTACTTCACATTCCGGCAGATCCCCATACGAAAACGGCTCTCTACCATCATACGGGAACTTTTCTCTCAAAACTTGATAGATGTCAAAACTCATATCCGCATCTTCAAATTTCCCGATCCCATAACTATGTCCCGCACCTCCGAGCTCCGGGTAAATCGCTTTCTTTGCCGCCGCAAGGCAGCACTCAGCAATATCTCTCCGATAAAACCAATCATCTCCCTCTTGTCCCAACATCATCCTGTATGAGATCTCATTGAACTGGCCCATCTTGATCCTCGCATAGAACTCGCAGGCCATCGCACAGATCTTCGCCTGTTCCTCATTCAACTTCAACAGATATTTCATTTTCCCTCGCCTCCAGAAAATCCAACACCTTATTTCCCATCTCATTACAGATATTGAAAATCGTATTGAAATTATCCGAATTCACTACCAGAGCCTTCATCGCCTCGATCCTCGCATTGAATTCGACCATCATATCTACAATCTCTTCCGGCTCATATCCAGTTTCCTCATACCGAGCTAACTTTTCCCGAATGCTATAACTATCCGTGTTCTCATACACCGCATTCGTCAACGGATCTCTTCTCGTATAACGCTCTACCATTTACTTTTGCTCCGATCACTTTATTCAAATAAACTATCTGGGTTAATAAAAGGGGTGGCCCACACCCGATTATCTTTTCCGAGACCTACGATCTCACCATAAATGATATCTCCCATATACCGAAGCCCGATCCAGCAATCCTCATCCCAAATCAACAGATCGTCTCCGATTTTGTAGATCCCCTTATCAATCACTTTTGCTCTCACTTTTCTCACCCCCTACGCTGACATTTTACTGAATTTCCAATGCAAAGTCAATCGTATATATGCACGTTTTTTCGTGATTTATTTTGTACATAATCACAACACATCCATTACGCTTTTCCGGATCTTGTTATAATATTCCACCCTTCTGCTGATGTTTACCCAACTCGATTCAAACAAACTCACTGTCTCATCATATGCCAAGATATTTCCAGACTCAAAAGAGATGTCATCCCCCGGCACATTGACACCGAACAGCCCCTCCGCCGTCTTAAACACTTTCAACGCCTTTTCTTTATCGATGATATACATGAAATCTGCTTTCCCAAAGAAATCTTCAAACCCATTCTTCTCTACACTCAATTCTCGATATTTATCATCGAATGTCCGAACTCCGCTCACATCCATAAGCTTCATCTCATAATTGATGCACTCTTCTTCTGTATCGAACTGTTCTCCATCTTCTGCAAGCCAATAAACAACTTTTTCCATCTCTTCACCTCACCATTGCACATATAACAGATCCGCCGGGATCTCCTGCCACGCCCAATCGCCTGTTACATTCTTCCTGATACACTCTTCCAGAGATTGCAGAACACGCAACGCATCATGCGTATTCCCCCATCCATTTTCTGCATTATACTTCCGATACTCTTTTTCGTTGAATTTGAGCTCATTGATACCGTGCTGAATCAACGGCAGAACATCCGACACCTTATAATATTCGCCCTGCTCAAAATCCCATCCGGTACATTTGCGGAACATCAGGCCCAGATTATATGTCGGACTATCCAACTCCGGCTCATCGATCACTGCATACAGATTATCTCCGCCCTCGACCTTGACACTTAATCTCAGATCATAACTCATGCGCTTTCCTCCACATAGAAGCAAAAATCCGATCCGATAAAATCATCCGCCGAACACTCCACATTCGCGAACAATCTCAGGCACCGGCTTTTTGTCAGGCAATCGATTGACCATCCAATCGGCTTGACCATTTCAACCCTAACATCTTTCCCATATCCACCGATTCCATTAATGTGTACCACATCTGACCATCCAGATACTACACCGACTATCCCATCTTTCCCGATCAAGATAAACTTCATACACCGATAACCGCTATCATGCTTATCATTGGTCGGCACAATGACGATACTTGTAAACAACCCTTCCGGCCCAAAATTCTTCATATCAAGGAACTCTTTCTTTGTGTACTCTGTAAGCGGTTTTGTTAATCGTTCCATGGTTCCTCCCTTCCATAAGAACAGAAAGCATCAGGTCTCATCTCATCCTCCAAAATCGGGCAATAATACTCTTCGATAAAGCCCTTTGCTCTCCCCAGCTCTTTGCCTTTCCCAAAGAAATAACAATCCTCACATCGGACTACCTTTACAAGATCAACCTCCGGCGCTTCTTCGATCAACTTTCTCGCCCCACCCGGAGGCCCTACATGATGCTTGTCATACTCTTCTAAAAGGGCATTTTTGCTGATATATGCCTCTCTCATTTCCCCTCCAACAATTCCGGGTTATCATACACATTCCCGATCACCTCAATCTGGTTATCATTCAACAGATACATATGCGCCGCCGTTGAACTTCCGCCACCGAACCCACAATTGAACGCTCCGAAACTGAAAACTACTCTTTCCGGCGTTTTCCCATGATATGTGCGTTTAAGAACAATATCCCCTTCAAAGATCTTTTTCCCCTTCTTGTCGATCATTCCAGACCATTCACCAACCGTTTCCGGATCAACATGAATACCCATTATCCCTCTTGGCATATTCCAATCTGAAAACTCATCTTGAATGATTACATGTTCAATGTCCTCATCTTTGACACCATATCCGACGGGAGACGGAGTTCTGTTGATATGCTTGAAATATGATCCATAAATCCATCTCCCATGATTATTTTTCGCTCTAAAAAGAATCTCTCTCATCTTTTTCCTCCAACAGATTTCTCAATCTCTGGATCTCATTCTGCATCCCGATCAAATCACTCATCCGTATCGTCACATAATCGCTCTTGATACATCCGGTGGTCTTACAATAACCAAGATCTGTCTTATTATCGCACACTACCGGGCAAGGCCCGATTCCTGTGACCCTCTGCATCCTTTGGGCCTCCCACCAATCCGCTATCTTCATTCTTCCTCTACCAGGCCAACATAATCGCTATCTTTATAATTCTTCATCCAATCCACCAGAATCAACCCCGCCACATACGGATCAAGATCGAATTCCCTTTCAAGATACGGTCTCGCTCCATACATATTTGTCTCTCCAGACCGACGCAACTTTTCAAGATAGATCCAATAATCATTGTTCGTCATCTTTACCTCCGCAGGACTTTTGATATACGAAACCCATTTCTCCAAACACTCGTCTTTCCCGATCTGCCGACCATCGCACTCAAATGTCATCGGGCAGAGGAAACAAGGGACATATGTACTACAATAACCCGCCAACCCTTCATCCGACTCAGAACGGATTTTGTCGCCCCACGTCATCGGCTGATAATCCTCACATTCTGTTATTCTGTGGTCGTACCCATAACAAGACTTATCGGCACAGTTCATACAAAGATCGCTCTTCATTTCTTTGATTTTAAACCTTTCTTTTGGGTTATAATCATTTTCCCCTTTGGTATCGAAAACCATAATCTTTTCTTCCTCATCCTCCGGGTGCTTGTCTCTCATCTTATGCTTTCGATTATTCACACACCATTCACACGATCCATGGTTACGGCAAGTGCCATCTATGGCTTTACTTCCACGATAAGGTTTTCTCTTTTCCTTTCCATGCTCAATCGCTTTATCGAGGCTCATTCTTCCTCCTCCACCGGCTCCACCGGGCTTTTGAGCCAATAAAGCCAACACTGCCACGGAGTACAAGTTTCGTTTTCCCTGACACCCTCAGGGCAATCTCCCACTGTCGGACAATCCCCATTGGAAATCTCATTGATGTATTTTGCCAATTCCTCCACGCTCATTGCCTTGATTCCGTCGAAATGGGTCATGGACTTTAGGCCTTTCTTCTGCGTGTACATGGGGCAAGACAATCCATCGCATTTAAGATACCCAGCCTCGCAAGTCGCTTTTCCGACAAAACCAGTCCACAAATTGTGGACGCAATCAAAGTATTCTTTGTTCATCTCTTTCCCTCCTGGTCTGACGGGATAATGGTTGGAGCAAGGATTATTGACCTCAAAACGCTTCTGTAACTTGCTCCGACTACTCCATCCGGACGCCCTAACTGACTGTAATAATCTTCATTGTCGGCAAGTGCCTTATCCGCATCAATCAATCTCCCATGCTCCGAGACTTCACTTATTGGGCACTCTGGATGGACGATATGCGCTGGGAGATCAACTTGTCTCCATAACTGACACCAATTACGGATTTTGCACGGAGCACACCCTGTTGGTTTATAAAACGCATCCCCCTTGATGTATATGCTCATTCTGTTTTCTCCCGGAACGAATTATAAAATTCCTCCAATTCTGTGAAATCTTCATCTGAAAGTCCAAATACTTCAAAATACGAATAAAAATAACAAATGTCTATCGTAAGACCCGCATCATCATAAACTGTAACCATCGGGTCTCCTACCCAATTACGGCAATCGAATATTCCACAATCCGCCTCCTCAAAATGCTCTTCTATGACCCTCTTTGCAATTTCAAGATTTGTTTTCATTCTGTTTCCTCCTTTACACTATCCCAAATATCGCATTGCAAAATGATTTCTTTTGCCCATCCTCGGATAAGGATTCTGCGTGAGTCACCATGACCATCTTCTGCATAACGGTTAATCGCTCCCGCCAATTCAGCAATTCTTTGTACGGCGCAAAGCCACCCCGGTTTTGCGCCTATTGGCGTTACCAATTCGTTGTTACTCATCCCTCTCCCTCCCCTGCCTCTCTGAGCGCTCTGTCAATCGCATCATAGCATATTTGAATTATTTGTTTGAACTCCATATCAGAAAACAAATCGCTTTTAACACAAACATCCACCGCTTCAATAAGTTCTCTTTTTTCGACTATTGTCATTTCTCTTCCTCCTTATCTGTCGTGCTTGCCGGGATGATGGTTGGAGTGTCTTCTACAAATGCAGCGGCTGCAACGTGCCAATTGAATCTTCGAATCCCGACTCTTCCTAACAGCTTCAAGCTTCTGTGCTCGGTACAGAACTCATCCGCATCAATCAGCCGTCCGTGGTCGGGGACAGGGATAACCTCACACACCCAATGGTTACTATCAACCATAATATGTAGTTTTGATTTCCCATCGGGGTAAACCATCCAAAACCCGTGGACATTATAAGTTTCGGATGTTTTGAAATGACATACTGGCATCTCCATACCGGGAATATAGATACCGCTCACTTGCTTTTCCTCCCCATATAAATACCAAGAATAAATATTCCAACAGCCCACATTCCAATAAAAACGGAAAATGTGATTCCACTCATCCTACTTCCTCCTTCGGCACTTTCTTGCGCTGCTTATCGAACCGCATTGCTTTTCTGATAATTTGCTCCATGTGTTCACATCGTTCACCACGGTCAACGGTATAGTTGTATTCCTTGCAATAACAGATGAACGGGCAATCCAATGATACGCAAGTTGTCATGCTTCCTCCTTTGGCGGTGTAGGTAGTGGCATATAGTGCGTTACATCCGGCTCATGCTTTCCATCCACATGAAAGTACGGCACGTTGTCAAACTTGTCTGTCGTGTAGTCAGCGACTTCATAATAACCATTTGCAAAAACAAGATAGCCATTATATCCATCATCTCCGACTTTAAGTGTCGGCTCCTCCGCCACGGGTATCCACTTCGGTTTATAGTCTCGCCGTCCCGCCCAATAACCGACATCGTATCCCTCATTGTGGGCATCATTCACAGCATCGAGTGTTTTTTGAAGTTCCTCTATGGCATCGGCGGCTTCGCTCACGCAATCCCAACACTCCTGTATCATCTCATCAGAGACCAAACCATTATAATCTCTCAGCGCCTTACAGCGCTTCACTAATTCCTCATACATCAAATCCACCTTTTCTCTCTCCAGAAATAACGGCAGGCTCATCTTCGATCATCATTCTCGAAAAACCACTGTCGGAATAACCTCCACCATACGTTTCGCAAACATCCTCTGTTTTCTTTAACAGAACATCCCGATCTATCAGATCGCCATGATCCGGGACAGAAACGGCCTCTTTCCAATCAGTAAGGCCACCCGCTCGGTAGTGGTATAGCCTCGCATACATCTTTCCATCAATACCACAGGCGAATTCAATAGATAGTCCCGGTTCAATTGCCTCCTTGCTCGGAAGATCCAGATCCTTGATATACAATCCCATCTTCTCTCCCCCATTACCACAGACCTTGAATGTGCGTCACAACTCCTGTAACGCCTGCAGCCATAATTGCAAAATTCCACCAAGGAACATACTGGCCCCGAACCCCCTTCATGATATTAAGAGGCACATACCAGATAGACACGAACAACACAAGAACATACAACCAGATCATCTTCACTTCACCTCACTCTTTAACCATTTCAGGAGTGCATGAGCCTTTCCCTCATATTCGGGGAGCCACCCGGCTATATCGCTCAGATATTCGGCAAATTCCTCCACATTCATACTCTTTATCTCATCAAAACGTGTCTTTGGCTTTGGAATTTCTTTTCTTCCAGAACACGCCGTAACAGCCGTTCCTCTGCGAGCCGACAACCTTTCAGACGCACAATCTCCATGCTTGAGGCAACCCAAACAACGGTTTTCCATTAACATTAAACACCTCCATTAAAGCCCCGTCTGTTTCGCCACAAAGTTCATTTTCTCGCCGGTTTTCTTGTTGATTCCCTTTCCGATTACACGAACATCAAAATCCCAACATTTTTTACCACCAAAAAAGTACGAATAATGTTTCACCTCAAATTGAACAATCCCCTTGAAATCCTTTATAAGAGCCGTCGTCCACTCTTTCTCAATATGATAATTGAATTCCGGGTTGTATTTCAGAACTTCATCCAGAGATACGACAGCCACCATCCCCGCATCTGCACAGAATCTTCCAATAACCTCTTTACTCTCGGCATCGAACACGCTGCATGACCAATCCCCATAAATCGTGTCCCTCGCCATGTAATGAATCAGCCCGAGCTCTTCAACATCCTCTCCATAATCGCTTCGCCCCCAATCCTCATCTTTGATGAAATAACACGGATCGGTAATGATGATATCCCCATCAAACTCCATCGGTTCAGAATCCAGATACCGATCATAGTCCCGGCGATATTCCATCAACTCCTTAATTAACGGCTTCACATCTTTTTCTGCAACTAACAACTTAAAAGCGAATTCACCCTTCTTTTTATTGTCATCTCCATACATCTCTTTGCGCTTTTCCCACACCTCAGATGTCGGCAAAAAGCACATTCCAAACCTTACATTTTCATGCATCGCCTCAAATATGGACTTTAGCTCTTCATCCTCTAAGAAATTTGCTTTTTCCAAACGCTCGCAAATCTCAAAGATAACCGCATCTCTTTTTGCTTCCTGCTCTTTTTTCTTTTTCTCTACCCATCTCTTTTTCATTCTTTTTCCCCCCCTCAATACCGGTTGTGACAATACAGAACAATCGAATGAATCGCCCCGGCAATTGCCTCTTCCAACGTGTGATAGTCGGCCCACCGATCCTCACCCACGAACAGAATCACACTATGTCCATGAGGTTCTACGCAACGAACAATGATCCCGATGTTCTCATCTTCCTCGGCGGTCAGAACGAAATCTTTCTTCTCCCCAAGAAAATCCGTGTAACCCCATCCGAACTTCGCAGAACTCTTGTTGATCGCTCGAATCCTCCATGCCCAATTCTCATCGTGATTTCTCTCGAACCGGATCGCCTCACGAATCACACCCTTGTAATCCCTCAGATCAATCATCAATCCCGCTCTCCTTCTCAATCCAATCCCAAAGATCATCCTCGAAACAGATATCCCGAAGGACTTTGTAGAGCTTATTCCCCTCTACCTTCGTGACCACTCGGTAGAACATATTGATCCTGTTCCGGTTCTCCACACGAACACGGCGGTTTTTCTCCTTCCAAGAGGTGTCCCACACAGGCTTCGGGCAATCACTCATCGGCCCTCGAACATCCTCATCAAGAGTCTCAAACACGATGCTCAGGCTTCCGACCTGAATCCTTCTGTTCTCTCTCCAGATTTCCATATCGCACCTCCTAAAAGCATCGCTTCTCCGGGGAAGAATTACCCTCCCCACGATCCAAATTATACCCGTTTTTCAATGCTTTTACAATTGACGATATTCACGTTTTTTCGTGCTCTTTTTTGTGAATTGTTAACGTCACACGATCAGCAGGGCCGTTTCATTTACATCTTCGACAAACTCTTCAATCTTCTCCATATCCGGCGATTTTGGGAGCGACGTATTCTTCTTCGCATACTCCAACCGCTTTTCATACTCATTGACCATATCAAAGAACTCCGGCATATATGTTCCATCCGGATTCATATACGCGCCATTTCGGATGCTCATCAACAGATCATGATCTTCCTCCCGGTAGGTCACGATCTCTTCTTTCTCCAGAATATCCAGACACATGAGGTAAAGGCGAATAAGGTGCATGGCGTGCTTATTAAGATGCGCCTCGTCTTTCTTCTTGTTCCGCCCATTCAACTTCTCATATGTTCCGATCACATTCGTCATATCATTTATCATCGAATTAAACTCTCTGGCGGGGAAATGCTTGAGGTTGATATCTGCGAACACCTCCCGATCCAGATAGTCCTTTTCGCTCTCATCTGTAAACAACCGAATAGATCCATTCTTGAACGATGTATATTTCTTTTCGAACGCGGCAACCGAATTCTCCATAGACTTCTTCATATACTCTTCTCGCTTACCCTGCGGAAGTTTGTCCCGCGCTATGGCATTTTCAAGCCGTCTGAGCTGTTGATTCGCATATCCTCCAAACGACGCTACGGCACGCCTCGAAAGAAAGAGCTTTCGGTTCTCTCTCATCTTCTTTCCGATCACGCTGTCCATGATGTAGTGTTCCGGCTTGCATCCTAACATCTCAATCACATTCGGGTTGCAATTCAAAAGAAGCTGTACCAACTTATTGAATGAATACACGGTCGTGTCCGTCTCACTATTGACCACCTGTTCGAAATTGGTCAACCCCAGAATGTCCGAACGGCTATTTATCGCACATCCTCGAACATCTACATCCGATCCCTCTGCATTCGTCCCATAGGCATGACTTCCACCCAATGTGAGAAAGATGATGCGGCCTTTTAGATGCTCATTCTCTCTCAGAAAACTATATTTAGGCCCATTTACGAGCTCCTTGATTTCTTCAATCGTCATAACAACCTCCTGATCGGCCACTCAAACCCAAAATCTTTTCTCCGGATTTTGCACATCGGCTCCCCATCTTTCCAAAAAACAACACCCTCAATAGGCATCACAGAAAGATAATCCATGATACCATTAAACGTCCTTTCCACGCTGCACTCCACCCCACCATGCCTCACAAGTGTATCAAAATCCAACCCATACGGATTTCCACGAAAATGCTTTCCGATTGCCTCAAATGTCCAATCTGACAAATTCTCTCTACGTTCTTTGGCATTATCATACGCTGCCCAAAACCACTTATCTCCGGGCTCTTTTCTATCACACTTGACCCAATGAGGCCAATGCCCCGTTACCGGGTCGGGCTCGCAACAAGGGATGGCTCCTTCTGGCGGCTTTTTACCATGTTTCGCATCATACCTTTTATAAAACTCTCCATCAATGACAGCACAACATGCACCATCGAACTTCACTGTTGCAATTCCTTCACCTTCTAAAACCCATTCCATGCCGGGCGCGACTTTATCAACTATTCCGATAAACTTATTTCCTTCAAAGATTCTTTCAAACAGAACGGGTAATTTCTTCACGCTCTTCCTCCATCAGACCGCCAAACCGATTGTAGATCCGATCCACTTTCTGACTCAATTTCTTTCCAAGATAATCGACCTTCGCACGATCCCAAACCCTCTTGTTCGGGTCGATACCATAACCATAGACCACATTATAATGGTCTCCCTTATATGTCATCGAAAAGAGGAAAACCCTCTTCCCGATCTTCTTCGCATGAACATCAACGTCTGCATACTTTTTTCTCAGAGAACGCCACTTATCTTCCCAAACACTATCAATCTTTTCTCCGTCGACCACTACCAGAAAATGCGTTTTATAGAAACAGACGGTCAGGTGCTTATCTCCGATATAAGCATAATAATTCCCATCTAACTTTCCCGAATATCCGCCAAGTTCTTTACCCCGGCAATCCGCAATAGCATAATCCCACACATCAGGGATAGGAGGATTATTGTACTTGTACAACGCTCTCCGACACACGCCACAATCCGATCTTCCATCGTAGAGGCAATCACAATCCTCATACTTTAATCTCGGCACATCTACCCATCCGACCGCCTCTTGCATATCCATGAAAAGCTCACTATTTACATGAGCTCCATTCTTGAAAACCACAGCGCCATAATCAATAGCCGCCATCTTTACTCCCCCTTAAAACAATGACACTTGCCCATATTCTTCTACCTCATAGCCGCCCAGATGCTTCATGTTCTGGTCAAACCATTCCTTAAACGATTCCCAATTCTCGAACATTTCTTTTTTCTCGGTACAGAACCCTCGACCGCTATAATCGCCTTTCCCCCAATGATCTTCCTGAAACCCTATCAGATAATCTTTGCCGTGCCAGACCTCATCTGCCAGACTTTTATCCACGAACCGACCATCTATCCTTACCGAAAAAACTCTCCCGCCAGACTTGATTTCAGACTTAAAATCGAATGCCTCTTCCTTGTCTGCACGATCCTTCATTTTCTCAAAATCCGCGGGCTTTACCCAGCTTCTTATGTTTGCCATATCAAGAATGAAACTCGAATTTCACGAGCCACTTTACCGTTCCGCTATGCTTTTCCTGCTCTTCTTTGATCTTCTCTATGATTTTCATCTGCTTATTGTGATACCCTTCAAGAGCCTTTTTCGTTGTTTCCGACCTCAGATCATTCCGGCACAGCGGACAACATTCTCCAACAATCAGATTTCTTTTCAATCTCGAACCGCACTTCTGGCACCCGATATATTCTGCCTTGAGGTTCTTGATAGAATGCTCACTCTCATACTTAGAGATCTTCAAGACCGTTTCCGAAAACCGTTTCTGCAGATCCTCTATCTTTTTCGTCACGACTTGGCTATTATCGAAATACCTTACCGCATGATCGTCATACCACCCTCTGTCGTGTTCCTGAATCCACTTTTCGGCCTCATCCCTATTCTTTAACGGTTGTACCTCATCATGCCACTTGATTGGGCCACTATACCCGTCTCCCTCTCTTTCGGCATAACCTTCGACCTCGGCCATTACCATACCCCGGTCGCATTCCTCTTCATAACTCCAATACTGAATGTTGTGCATCCTCTTTCCCCTTACCGAACACCACATCAAAGATTCCTTTTTCATTCAACGTCGGAAAGAACCCTCTGAGGTATTCCTGATACTCTTTTGAGGTCTCCCGAATCTTCCCACCCATGATTTTGTCAAAATCCTCTCTCCACTTCTCAGGGACTCTAAAGACATACGTTGCATAGGTACTATCGAAATCATCGTCATAGCTGGTCACGAAATTCGGGTCTTTATAAAGTTCCTCTTCCCCATATCCGCAACCCCGGTTCCCACCGCCGACGCGGGTGTAGATTTCAATTTCCTCTCCGCTTTCCGACACGAAGCAATCCCGAAACCGGGGCCACTCATCCTGCTTTCTCCCGAGCATAGGCATGATAAACACACACGCCGGGTTAAACCCATTCACCATGTTATACAGACTCATATTTCACCTCACCAAGAACTACTGTAATAAATCATTTCTTTCTCAAAATCCGTCTCTTTGAGAATCTTCGTCATCACCTCATAGGTGTACTTGATATCCTCCATATACCACTCATCATACTCTGTGCTTCCAAAGAAATATCCATCCTCACACGGCAGATATTTCTCGCAGATCTCTTTGTTGAGAACATACCTCCCATTTTCCCAATTCCAGATCTTCTCGCCGTTCTCACCGATCTTATATCCATTCTTTACCTTCCCATCTACCAGAACGGCGCTTTCCAGAATCTTCTCGCAACGGTTAATCAGATCTTTGATCTTTTCCTCCGTTACCTCATCATGATATTCGCAATCATCCACACCATCCTGCACAGTGTCCACAAACCACTTATGAATCTCATTCGCCTTGCGCCAATACGCAATGCTGTCATAATTTGCCATATGAGGCCACCGATGCTTTTTATCCCACACATAATATCGGATAGAACACATACCCTTCATCTTCTCGAAATCCTTGCCCTTCGGCAAATCTTCCTCTTCAACGCCACACCATTTGGTGAAGGTATGCCCCCTTGCCTTATCATCCTGCTCCCAATCGGCATATTCGCTGACATTGCAAAAATCCTTCGGCCCATAATGCTTATACCGAGGAAACCGCTCCAGATACATATCAAGCCCCATTGTTATTCAACCTCCTTAAACCATTTGTCGTAATCATCCGCAGGGCAATACCCGGCGATACTCTCAAAGAACTCTTTGCCCTTCCGCAGCTTTCTTTCACAGACCTTTTCATCCGGGTCATCACACTTCACGATCACACACCCATACCCGGAAGGCGCGGGAAGAATCTCAATCTCATAATCCATGACCTCGGAAAACTCTTTTTCTCCCTCTTCGGTCAGCTCCATAGGCCCACAGAAAGCGATTGCAATTTCCTCGCAAACATCGTCATACACATCAATGTCCCCATCCATTTTCAGCAGATCACGAACCTTCATTCTTCTTCCTCCTCTTCCCAATACTCTTCCTCATCATCCTCATCCTCATAGTGGGTATCTTCCCACTCTCGACAATCCCACATGTCCTCATCATTCTTCTCATTGAACAAATCCGGGTTCTTCTCCAGATAATCCACAATGAGCTCTTCCAGAACATTCAGGCCCGCATCATAGACCTTTTCAGAATAGCAACCCCAGATCCCCCAAACGGCATCAGCGATCTCATCCGGGCACTTATTCATCAAATACCGGGCGGCAGCATTACACGTCTCATTCCCATATCCAACGCCCACTTGATCGCCATCATTAAACCAACGATAACCGATCCGGCAGATGGCCCGAACGATCTCTCCACCGACGGTATCGGCCTTACCGCTCATCGGAACATACTGCTCAAACATCTCATTGATCTTCTTCATCGCAACCGTTTCATCAAACATTCTCAAACCCTCCCTTGAGCTTCAAGCACTTTATTCAAATAAACATCCGGACAAAAATTAAGTCACACTGAAACGGCGACCTTTGACTTCCTTCACATATTCGGCATACATCTCAGGCTCCGCCTTTCTGAACCCGGTGCTGTCGAAACGCTGAGACACATAAGGAGTCCAACGAACAACACGGTTTCCAACCTCAAGCTCCGTCACGCCGCGCCGATCCATCTCGCCCTTCATCTCATTCTCAAGGCGTTCCTTGCGGGCCTTAATCTCTTTCTCAAGAACTTCGACCTCATCCCATTCGATCAACTTACGCATCAGGCTCTTTTTGTTAATCATTCCGATGCCTCCTATCTCAAACATCTCACTAACTCTCCCGATCACGCCATAATAATACCAAATGCTTTATTTAGTGTCTATTGACTTTATTAACGTAAATATCCCGTCATTGTTGTTCATTGTTAACAAACTCTCATTTTCTCTGAAACCTCATACCTTTTCACAAGTATGCTGGGCTCTTTTTCTCTTCCCAATTTCTTAAATGATCCATCGATATACTCATACAGATAATACCATTCCCTCGCCGCCTTGCTTGTAACAATGAACAATAATTCTCCCTTTTTATTATAATAACCCGCCCAGACGATTTCACCGGGCGGGTATTTCACTTTTTCCAATATTCTCCTCCTGTCACTAGATCTCTGACCTCTTCATACGTCATGTTCGGAACGACACAATTTTCTTCATAATCTCCGAGGTCTATTACAATGTTCCCCTCATACTCATACACGCTCTGGATATAATCTACATTCACCAGAATCGGTTTATTACTAACTGCCCCATTCACTTCAATCCATTTCATTCTCTTGTCCTTCATTCAATTATTCCCCACTCGCGCCAAAGCTCATGTACTTTTTTCCTCTTTTTAGCCTCTACAGCAAGACGATCATTACCATTATCATCTTCCATATCCTCTATTGCGATATACGCCGAAGGTCTTACCGCACTGTCATCCCAATACTCGTTGGCAAAGATCTTCCTTGTATCTTCATATCCCCATGCTTCAAGGACTTCCGGCAAATTCTCATTCACCGCATCGAACTCCAGACCATGCAATCTGCACCACGCAACGGCGGCAGCTAACTCATCCCCACTTCTGCAAGTCCACAGAATGATCTTATCGCCATTTTCTTTCCTGCTCTTGACCATATCCATTACCGGCTTGTTTACTGGCCCCACATCGGGCCAATCTCCCAAAGACAAGGTTTTATCGAAATCCACGGCGATAATCATATCTCTTCGATCTCCCAATCTTTCTCGGCATACATAGTTTTTCTCATATCACTTGTGGAAAGTTCACCGAATAAATGACATTTCATATTCTTTATGAACCTCTCATTAAAGAAATCCAACCACTCATCTGACATATCACAATCACACCCTATTGTATATATCATCACATCCATAAAATCTCTCCTACCTTCATACAGGCCCTTTTGGTACGCCTTATCAACATCCGCCTGTGTACGAGGGATTTTATTCGGGTTTGTTTTCTTTCCCATCCTTTTACATCTCCAGATTCAAGAATTTCTTGTCCAAATCTACATGAAGCCTATGTCTCTCATTCCAACAATCATTACACAACTCGCACCGATAACCGACAAACCAGATCTCACCATCCTCATCCCTCTCTGTGAAACAATCATCTGTCATCATTTCATTTGTCGGCAAATACGTGATATCTTTCCCGCAATGGTCACAGAATATCTTCCTCATAATTCACCTCAAAACACGGTATACTCATCCGTGTTCAACATCTTCAATTCCTCAAAACCATCATACTCAGAAATGCGAAACGGTTCTCCCTTCACCACCCACTTTAATACAAGATTCTTGAAACCTCCAAAATACACACCTTTATAACCCCAACTATTAAACAACTCTTCCGCCTTGCTTGCTTCCTCCCCAAAAAGCAGATCATCCTTTTTGTGATTCAGCCAATACTCAATCACCCTTTTGTCATACGCCAACTGCGGACAATTCCACGTAGACCAACCCGCACCGAATCCGGGGCTTACAAGGACTCCGACCTTTCCATTTTTCTGATACAACTCAGTTCCTTTATAGAACATCGAAATTCCCCCTGTCTTAAATAACTCCTTTATATGTTCTCCACGTGGGTACATAACTATCATCCGCCTGATCTCCCCACATATCCCATCCTTCTCTCATTCCTCTGGCAAACAATTCAATGTACGGCCCCGCAGAACACTTTTCAATGATCGAAATAACCTCATCCGGTTTTCTCGAATGTTCCCTTTTCTGTGCTCTCACAATATTCACTTGCGAACGCGCAGGGGCCAACGTCCTATTGGGTGCTCCCTTGATTCCGAACAAAAGAATCTCCGTGACATTCCTGAAATAGAACCCTACACCCCTTCCATCCGGCAAACCATCTTTTCTTACCTTCTCCCATATTATGTTTCCTTTATACTGAAACCCCCATGCTTCCATCACCCTTAAGCCATCAGGCAACAGCGCATTCGGAACCCATAGATACAAATGCGCTTTTTCTGCGGCAATCTCTTCGACCGGCAAACCCATGATCTCTTCCATCGAAAGCGTATTATACCTATTTAATCTCTTGTGTTCCGGGGCGATCTTCCCCGTTCGGTTTTGAAATCTCCATGGAGGGTCGACTAAAATCGTTCGGTATTTTTCCCCCCCACAGAAATTCAACAAACTCTCATTCGTTTCAATCCCCATGCAACTCAAAACCCTTCTTTCCTCTCATGCCTCTCATCATCCGACTCCAACCCCTGTATCGTTTCCTGCAACTTCAAGCAAAGATTACTCAGATCCATCCGACTCTTTTGCAGATATTCGATGGCATCAGCGGCTTCGCGCATAGTCTTTAATGTTGTATACGGTACGCACGTCTCAGAGCGCAGTTGCTTTACCAATTCGGCATAATCCATCAATCCACCTTCTTCCACTCTCGATTTTTTTGATCTAACAGACTCAGCTTCCACTCACGCCACTTCGGATCTGCTTCGGTGCAGTACATGCAGGTGCGCTCATCGACGCCCCATCTCTCATTCGGATGAAGTGAGCACATCGTAATAGATGCATTCCCATCTCGCTCAAAATACATAGGCATATCCGACGGCTCTTAATGTTCCATCCTTTTCTTCCTCATACTTCGTATACAGAGACAACCCTGTATTGTCACTACCGATCTCACTCATTTCAATTCCTCTACATACATCCAACTCATCGGCGGACGCTTCACCTGATACTTCCAATCCGCTGTCGCTCCACAATATGGGAATCTCTTACAATTGGTACTGCAATACGGCTTCTGGCACACCACCCAAAAATCTTCCAACTTTTTCGGCACATCTTCGGTCGCATCCTTTTCTTGTTAAGAATAGCTACATTCAAATCCATTTTCTGAATAACGGATATCGGTTATTCGCTCAACGTGCAAAGCCGTTTCTTGTCTCGTTTTTACAAAAAATCCATGTGGTATGTTTATATAGCACTTCTCTTTTTTATCTGTTGGCAATTCCTCAATAAATGCCATATGATCTGACAAACGCTTGTCGATAACGGCATTAAGGTCAGCCAAGCGAGAATTTATATACTCTTCTGCAAGTGCTGTTATATCTGCCGAAATCTCAACTCCAATACTGTTTCTTTGAGCAGCCATACATGCAAGCGTGGTTGTTCCCATCCCACAAAAAGGATCCAAAATAATATCGCCTTTTACAGAATACATATTTATCAAACGATACGGAATATCAAAAGGGAATGATGCATTTCGTGTTCTTTCTGCATTCTTTTTTGCGATTTGTTGAGATGTTCCTTTAATATCCCACAAATCTGAAAACCACACGTTTCTTTCTTCCCAAAAATAAGCGCTCTCTTGCCGAGCTTTTTTGGAATCCCCATTAAAAACACGCTTGTTCCCTTTCCTGAAAATCAAGATGTATTCATGTTCATAAGTAACATACGCTCCCGCAGGATACATTCCTGATCCCATAAACTTATTGGGGGCGTTTGACTGCTTTCTCCAATGAATATCAGGAAGAACAGTATATCCCATCTTCAAAAAAGACTGAATAATTCTTGAATGATTAGAAAAAAGTGCAAATGAACCGTCTATAGTTCTTGTAGCATCTCCAATGTTTATGCAAACAAAACCATTATCTATCAAAACGCGGTCGCACTCTTTCCATACTTCATCAAGAACACGATGCATTTTCTCAAAAGCCTCATAGCAAGCACCAGAGTGTAGAGCATCAGAAATTGTATTATCTTGTGAAGCGAACTGCTCATCCCACATTTCTATCATCGGATAAGGCGGAGAAGTCACCACAAGATGTAAAGAATTATCTGGAATACAACTAATAGCGTTAGCATTCATGTTGAGAATCTTGTGTGTTGTTTTCATTGGGAAATCCCTTTCTGCGTTCATTTTTCCCATTCGGTCTGACAGACAACAGAACCGCTTGCCCCATTACCACTCTCTCACTTTCTGGTGCAACGTCTCTGCTCCATCATAATCGTCAATGACATATTCCATGCCATCCGGGATCTCTACCACAACCAGATTCGACACATTTGAACTCGCCTTATCTCCGAGCTCTTCCACCACCTCTACCAAGACCGGATCTTCCCTATAATCATCTCTCAGAACCAACGCATATTTCTCATAATCATCATTACCGATCTCTACATTTTCCCCGAAATCCCTTGTGAAATACTGCACCCACATATTATCATTCTCACAATCATCCGCCTTTTTGTATCTCACCCGGCTAAATCCGGACACATAATCCATTATATATGGATAGACCTCAATTCCTTTCTTTTTGGCATACAACCTATACGCCTCCACAGAAGGGTGAAACCCACCATAACACTTATTCAATATTACCTTCACACCAATTCTCCTTTACTCACATCAACAACAGATTAAAAAATATCATAAGATCCGAGCTTTGCAAAAAGCTCTCCAACTTCCGGCATTTTTGAGCTCGTTCTTGTCACGCCATCATAGGCTACTCTCTGTGTTGACCCATCTTTATTCAAAACATCTACCCACATTCCATCTACGGCAATAACAACGCCGAACATACTGCGAACTTTCACAACATCTCCAACCTTGAAATTGCTTTCCTCATCATACTTTTTGATTGCCTCAATCGCATCTTCTGGCTTTACGCTCCGAAGCATCTCCCAAAGATTCCCCGTTCCATCCTTCAAGATGGCATGACGTACAGGCCAATCCTCTTCCACGATCCGAATCGCGGCATTCCACGCATCATTCAGGCCCTTCTTATATACATCCGAATTTACCGCAACATCCACGATCAATTCATCAGCGGCCTGTCTCAGAACATCCGGCAGATCCACGGGAACTTCCCAAATGTTTCCCTCGGCCCAATCTGCATACTCCCGGCACTTTTCAACCAACTCTTCAATATTCATCGTCTCATCTGCCATATTCATCCCCCCACTTCTTCATCTCTGCCAATGCGACCGCCACTTTATTCTGACACTCAGAACACAAAATCACATGATTTTTATCATCCATACTGTGCCGAAACGGCACCATCTCCAACTCCCACCAATCGCTTTTTAGTCCAGACTCTACGAACGCCTCTCTCCCACACAATTCGCAGGTTAACCAATATCCTTCCTTCTTCATGCACTCTTCCTCCATTCCTCGTGTAACCTCTTCTGCTCTTCGATCCAATCATCATCAACATCCTTATAACACTTGATCCCATGATTGCAGACCACACAGAGCTTCGCCCCATTATACTTGTTGATAATCCTCCACCCATTCTTTCCATACGAAACCGCATGGCAATTCGGGCACACATTAACCATCTTTACCACCCCATGAAAAGCATGGACTTATTGTCCCAATCAAAGGTCTTATAGATCCTAACCAAATCGAAAAACGTGTGTTCATACAACCAAGAATGTACCAAATTATCATGTTCCATATTGAGGTCAGCCGGGCCATACTCCCACCATCTCAGATAATCTTTTGCATTCTCAATCAACCTATCCAACTGCGGTCTTGAATCCCATTCCCGGGCAGATTTTTCTCTAAGCAGATCTCTATACATCTCAATGATGTGATTTCTCTGCCACTCAATCGCACATAAAACCCCTTCTGGATCAAGAACGATTGCGCCATAGTCTCTGTAATACTCATTCAACTCCTCAGATGTGAACAGACTATCTCCATGCTTGTACATCTCATCCGAATTCTCATAATACTTCCCGAACTCAAAGAGCTCATCCCCGATATGATGAAGCGACACATAATAATGTTCATTGAACGGATCATACTCCACGATGTCATTCCGGAACTTCTGCATGTTCTTGATGAATTCTTCATTGGTCTTGCATTTTCTGATCTCATCGACCAACCATGTATCTACCGAATAAAGGTACTGCCTATAACCCATTATTCCATCAACCCTTCCTTCGTATCTGCGATTTTTACGATCCTCCCCGTCTTATCTTCCTGCTTGATCCATACCAACGGCGTATAACACGCAAACATGGTTCTTGATTCCTCATCCTCTGCCAATAACTTCAAGAGAGAAACAACACATTCTTTATACTGCTTCTTTGATTTGCAATAATGATCTATCAACCTTTCCCCTTGAAAAAAGTTGTACAGATCCAATATTGCCTTGTGATACCCTCCAGAGTAGTTGTCTAACATAAGCCAAGCTTCTCCGCCAACATCTGAGTCCTTGTATCAATTGCGATTTTTCTTGCAACATCTCTATCTCTGGCTACTATTTTGGCATAAAACTCATTACCATATCGAAAACCGAAATAATTCTCATACTTATCATCAAACGTCCATTCCTCATCCCCCTCAGAAATATCTCCATTTTCTAAAATGCAGAAATTCCAGACTCTTCTTGGCTCTCCTACAACAATATCATCTTCGGTATCATACACTTCTATGCGTGGTTCATCGCTCCAACTCTCTGACCTCGAATACCATTTTCTAAGGAGCTCTGCCCTGTCAGGGTCAACCGCGACAGCATTAATATGATAATCCGAATAACGACCGCTTGTAATTACATATACTTTCATTTTCCTTCCTCCCCAAACACCGACTCGATGTATGCTTTCAATTCCTCTTCATCCCATGATCCGACAGGCTCCGAACTCGGCATAAAGCCGAATACGCCATCATCTTCCCACCATTCTTCGCCACACCATACTCCCGGCAAATCTCTCATAACGATCCTCCCTAAATGGTCTGTTGGGAGAGCCCCGCCGTGCCTGACGGGAACGATCAACCTTTACTGATACCATAAGCCCATCACTCAAGACTCTCTTCTAATAACGCCTGACATACGATCCAGACGGTCGGCCTACTCTCTCAGATATTTCTTTGACCGCTTGCACTACTCTCCCAACAATGGTGCGCAAGGCGAGGTTCGAACTCGCACACCTTTCGGTATCTGATTTTAAGTCAGATGCGTCTACCTATTCCGCCACTCGCGCATAGAACGGGACATTGTTGCCATTCATCTTGCCATCGACTTCTGGCGGCTGGTGTTAGTCCCATTTACCAGCACTTCCCTCCTCAACGGGCGAGGTGTCCGGGATTCTTAAAGATACGTACCTGACCTTTTGGGTGTCGCATCACCCTCACCGCCATATGCGACAGGCGGAGGCTTAATTCAACGGGCTTTCATCAGAGGTGCAACCCTAACCCTCACAGACCCTAGGCCCTGTTGGTACTCCCGGAGGGGCTCGAACCCTCACACCTCTCGGCACAGCATTTTGAGCGCTACGTGTCTACCAATTCCACCACGGGAGCATATAGTTTGTTCCGACACTTCTTTGCCAAATCTGAGCTCGGAACCGGGCGGGCAGAACCCCTCCATAGAGGTAACAAAGACCCGATCCGGATTTACTTTCTCACTCATCGTCCTCCGGTAAGGCGACTTTTTCGGAGTGAAAGCTACTCCCACCGATTCGATGATTCCCCAATCGATGCTAGGGGGGCTTATCTCGTTGCGCACCGACACATAAGCCAAGTGTTTTTCCACGGTAAAAGCGGGCAATAGAAACCCGTGGCATCGGGCATTTACAGCTACCCTCAGTTTTGGATAACCATCTGTAAATGGATTACCCTCCCCTCAGCAACAAGGGGTTTTATCAACACCCACTATCATGGTGGGCCCTCCGGGGGTCGAACCCGGGCAACACAGATTATGAGTCTGCCGCTCTTCCTCTGAGCTAAGGGCCCTCATTCCAACATCTTATATAAAGTGCCTGTCTTGTTTGGTCTGCGGCACCCACAGAATGGCACTTACACGGCACAAGACAACCGTTTCCGTACACGCCGACAACCTCTGTACGGTGAGGCTTTATCCTCAAAGACCTCCGAACAACTTTGAGGCACTTGTAGCGGAAGGTGTATCCGGGCCGCACAGTAGCCCTTCGTCTCCACGTCCAGACCTACGGTTTACGCTGTTTTAAGGTATCATCCGATTATTAATTTCTCCCACCCCATAGGGCACAGCGGCAGGTTTTTCTTGAAATCATCAACACTTCTTCATGCCACTCGCACCAGACCGGCACCAGATCCGAGCCGAAAACCGATACTGCCAAACTCAGAACAATCCGGCATATCATAATTGATCGTGTACGTCATAACGATCTTGTCCTTGATATCCTCATGATCCATCTCCCACTCTTCGGGATAATCGCTCACATAGAGTAAACTGTCCATCTTCCCGAACGAGGTGAACGCCCGAACGACCATATACACCAGAGCATTATTCTCTTTCTCAAACTCCTTGATCTTCTCAGCAAGCTCCGGCTCAGGATCATACACGGCCCCAAACGGAGGCTCATTCACAAACACCTTGTTCTGGCGGCGAAACGCCTCTTTCGCGCGGCCCCAATATCCGAGCTCCTTCATACGCCCGATAGCTTCAACCTTTTTCTCTTCACGGCTCACATTCATCATTCAACCCCTCCTCAATGTTCGGTTCCATATCCGACAACTCTTTCTCCATCTCCGACAATGACCATCTTCAACGGATCTTTTACATCATGCCACTTCCCATAGAACGAAACCTCGACCGGCGCTTCCCCGAATCCATTGATCTTCCACAGATCGATCCCGATTCCGCCGGGGACACAATCAGCCATGTCCATCATTCCGAAAATCTCATTTTCCGTCATCACCCGGGAGAACTCTTCATCATCCTCACCATAGATTCCATTCACTAAATACCTCATTCTCCCACCTCACTTTCATTTCACAGGGGACGGGGCGTGAGTCCGTTCGCGCCGCTGGCCTAATGGGGAATGCGTTTCCCGTCCCCTACGCTCTGAATTATATAGGTTTTCCAACCTTATTTCAATTGACATTGTACACGTATTTTCGTGACCATTTTCGTTTACGTTGAACGTCTTACCTCCAATTCTTCACGATCTTAGAAACTTCAAGGACCTCATAATCTTCGGCATCATGGCTATGCCACTCCCTCACACGATCAACCGCATGCTGAGTATTCATTGCCCAAACATACTCATCATAATTGTTCATCCCCGAATCCTGACCATACACACGATACTGCTTGAGGGCATTCATTTCTTTTTCCATCTTATTCATCACTCCACCTCTCCAAGAATGAACTCCACAGCCTTATCTGCCTTACCCGCCGCTGCAACGATCAGGGTTGGATCACCCTTGATCGCCTTTGTCCATCCATCCAGATAGGCGGCAGAATTCCGAAAACTGTACTTGCTCTCGACTCCACATTTTCCACAAAGAGCAGCCGCACCGAGCTCGGCAATCAGCTCTTCCTTTCCATAATCCTCGCCACCGAACGCCGCCACAAGGCCGCTCTCTTTGAAACGTCCCAGGCGGCTCCAATGTCCGGTCGAATGCGTCATTTCATGAAACAGAGTCGAATAGAACTCTTCGATCTTCTCAAACTGTTCCTTCGCCGGAACAACGATCATATCCTCACTCGGACGGTAGAACGCCCGATTACTCACATCCTCACGCTTGATCGTAAGACCCGGATTGGCCTCGCAATATCCTCGAATCACATCTTCCGCATCTTTGACCGTCTCATGAACGAAACGAGTATCATCATCATTGAGGTACTTCTTTTTCATTCCCTCACAATCATTCAGATTGAAAACCCGATAATACCGCAGAACGAAATGTACCTTCTCGACCTCTTCCCCATCGGCATTGATCTCTTTTTTCTTGAACGGAGACCAATACACGACAACCTTGCTCTTTGCTCCCTTCTTCACCTTTCCACCCTCATCGGTGATCTGCTTAAACGTCGCATACTCACCGGGCTTCCCGAGCATCAGGCAATTCAACAGACTATAATGCTTACCGGTCGTATGACTCACAAACCGATCCGACCCAAACCACGGCTGACTCCACGGAGCAACGCCATTTTCGAGTTCTTCCAGGACACGATCCGCTACCATCTGACAGATTTTCTTGTTCATTCCACACCCTCCATTTTGCATTCATAAACCCACTTTACTCACATCAACTTCGTGACAACAAAAAAGCATCACTTGACGCTCTAAATATACATCAACTCCAACTCTTTTTCAATCGTAATACTGCACGAAATATCGTGTTCTTTTTCGTTTAACTCGACAACGATTCTCTCCATTGCCTTTTAAAACAAAATATGCTATAATTCGCGTGTATATTTTTAGAAAGGAGAATTTACATGCCCTTACGTTGGCGGGTCAACCCTTTACAACTTCTGAAAGACAGCGGCTATACGACATATCGAATTCGCAAAGAAAACTTATTTGCTCAATCAACCGTCGGCAAACTTCTTAAAGAAGAACCGATCTCTTGGCAAGAACTTGAGAAGGTTTGCAAATACACCGGTAAGAACCCCGGTAAACTAATTGAATATGTGGAAGATCGCCCTGAATGACCTCCAATTCAGGACGGTCTTTATTTTATATCCCAATTTCTCCCCATCCACTCTATTGCTCGATTATGTGCCCTATACATCCTTCTATCAAAACTATCCTGTTTCTTCGCATATTCCTTGTGTTTACCATATATTTTAAACCGAATCTCACTCCACTCCATCCCGAACAGATACCGGCACTTGATTACTTCCTTATCTTCATCCTTTTTTATACGCCGGGTGAGATTCACCAATGCCTCACGATCTCTTTCATGTAATTCCAATCGTCTTTCCATATTCCCTTCCAACCGTTCCAACTGTATCACATAATCACACATCGGATCGTCAGATCCTTTTCCCTTCGGCATATCTGTAATTTCCTTCGCCCTTATGCTCGTCGCGCTTCCTCTTAATTCCCTCACACGATCTATCAACTCATCTAATTCACTTTCTTCTCTCCTATACCCTTCAAGCCATTCTCTGACCGCATCTCCCTGTGAACTGTACATTATTCACCTCAAATGTAAGATTTCCCGAATCTCTCCCGAAAATCATCCACCGTCCATCGGTAATAATCCATCGCAATCTTTTGGACTCTCTCTTTTACCTCACGATCCACGCTCCCTCCTCTATGGTGCAACTCATCATGACAATCATCACACAAAAGGACCCAACATCCCAACCTCTTACTTTTGTCTCTATAAGCCCCATGAAACGCCTCATGTCTATCCAACTTTCTATCCCTTCGACCACATACGAAACATCTATCCTGATCCCCTACGATTGACGGCGCATAATGGTTGGCATCTAACTTAATCCCATACTCATTTACCATCCGTCACCCTCTGCCAATTCCGTCACATATATTTCAACTCTTTCTCTTTCTCCATAGAACTTTCTGGCCGACACCTCCACAACCTGAGCATCATCGATCCATATTACGCCATTTCCAGAATCCAACACCGCTTTCATGAGATTATCAACATCTCCATTTGCCCTCTTCATCGGCCTGATTTCTCCACCGATCATCTCCCAATATTTCTTCTTCGTTGTGCTTTTCGGCGGCTTGAAATAGAAATCCGCAACCACACGCAGCGGCGAATCCTTTGGGAACATATAATCATGATATTCCTTCTTGTACATCAACGCGACAAGCTCTTCATACGCATGGGTCTTTTCAGGCGTATAGATCGCCCCATTCCCGAACCTCGGCCTCGCCTTTGCCACAGGCTTTCCCGGCACAACGAACCTCACTTCTTTAAGCTCTCTAAACCCTCCATTTTCCATTTTCTCTTTGGCAATATCCTTACCCTCTGTATTCATAAAAAAACGAATTTGCCCCCTTACGGCTTCTCTGAGCCGTTATTACTTGATATGAGGTCTTTTATCTTGCTAAGAATAAACAACTCGGCATCATAAATCCATATCTCTACCTTCAAAACGAAAACGCGGATGTCTGTGTACAGAATAAATAACCTCAGCTCAAGCTCACTCATGCTCCAATCCTCTCATTCTCCAATTTTCCATCCCGGTCGTCCGAATATACGTCTGTCTTCTCTCATAGATTCTCGAACCGATTGCTTGGTCCAACTCCAAAATATCTTCGATTGTTTTTTCTGACGAAATGATCGTCAACAGATTCTTGTTATTATATCTCGCATTGATAATATCGAACGCAAGATTGATATCTCCATCCGTGACCGTCTTACTCTTGAAAAAATCGTCAATATAAAGAACTCTGACCATCTTATACGGTCTTACCTTCTCTTCATATTCCATCGTTCCTGCGCTTGCCTTTAAAACAGGGGCCTCAGACCTCCACTGGAAATACCGAACATCATACCCCTTTTTTATCAAACTCCCACAGATCGCCGTACACAGATGAGTTTTTCCCGTCCCCGGGCTCCCGGTCATAATCAACCATCCATACGGATTCTCAGCATACTCTTTACATTTTTCCAACGCCGTCTTTTGCCACAATTCATCGGTCTGAAAATTGGCAAATGTATACCTCGAAATCACATCCTCCAAACCTGACTCCATCATTCTCTTCATCGCCCTTCTCTTTCCAATACACGAGCATTCCTTCATGACGATCTTTCCATTTTCCAGAACCGCATAATCTCCACGATTCAAACACTTCGGACAATCATAATATTTCAGACTTCCCACACGGCCGTTGATGGCCTTTATCTTTTCCTGCTCGAACTCTTCATCCGACGTCGGCGTCAATTCTCCAGCGAGGCTTAGGAGTTTCCCCATTAGATCCTTGATTTCCACCATTTCTCCCACTTTGCTCCCCCCTATTATCATAATTTCCATCCAATGTTTTTGCCATATTACTATCGCAGATCAGCCAATCGAAGTTTGCCATCCAATTTCTTTCATTCTTCCCTTTGAGAAAATCAGACTTCTCCGCATTTTCAAACAACCTCTTGAAATCATCCACAGAATATGTGTTCATTCTTGCCCTGATCGCTTTTTTTCTCGCATCTGACACGGCCCTTACCTTCGGGAACGAAACACAGATCTCATTGTACATATCAACAATCTCCTGCACCCCCACCTTTTTTGCAACCGGCCTTTCCTCTTCTTCCCCCACACCCCTATTATCTTCTTCTATATCTTTATAAGGAAAAGAATAATTAAAAGGAAAGGAAAGGAAAGATGTATCCATACCATATTGATACGGTATCCATACCATATCTTTTTCTTCTCCACTATACCTCTGGTAGAGGGCATCAAGATATATCTTGAACTTTTCAGATTTAATGGAATCTATCTTTTTCCTAAGAGCAACCAAATACTTATCGCTTCTTGTCCAATGGTGCTTTCCCCACTTATGGATCAAGATTTCTTTCGTCTGCGGATCATAATCGATCATTCTATGGTACTCGACAAATCGCTCAATCAAACGCTCTACCGTATCTTTTGTATACCCCATCTCATCCGCGATCTGTTTAAGGCTAACCTCAAAACACCCCGATATATTCCCATGCGGAGATGTTAACAAATACAAATAAAAATACTTATCCTCCGGCGTGAAATTATCTATAACATCTGCATCCGACCAAAATGCCGCATCAACCGAAAAATACGTTCCCACTACATTATCCCTCCCTATAATTTACTCAAAGGGGACACTCTTTATTCACATCAATTACTGACTAAAAAAAGAATGCCCCCTCCGACTCTCACATCATAACGTAATCATTTACATAATGTCAATGAGATTCTTCACTTTTATTCCTCGGCCTTACGTTTCTGACCGAAATAGATCCGATCCACCACGAACTCAGTCTTACGCTGACGGTTCCCATTAGAATCCTCATAGGTATGCACCTGAGCCCGAGCGTTCGCTACCGTTGCAAGATCTCCCTTGTGGAAATACTTCTGCACGAATTCAGCCGTACCTCTCCACGCGATGAAATCCAGAAAATCGGTCTCATACTCACCATTCTCAAGCTTCTGGTCACGGTCCACCGCGAGCGTAAATACGCACCGAGCCACACCATCATTCTGGAAAAACTTAGGTTCACTTGCAAACCGTCCAGAAAACACACACATGTTCAGCATTAATAATTATCCTCCATCAAATATAATATTCTCCATACTGGACTTGCTTACCAAATCGATTCTTACCATACCTCATTATCATCTTGATATTCATGTACGGCTCAATCTTATATCGCAATTTGTAAATCACCGCAGATAACCGGGTGATTCCATAGAGGCTATTTGCCTCCGCCTGCGTGATACTCCCATACTTCTCCAGATGGTTTCTCACCTTTGTTGTCTCCGGCAACAGATTTTCCACCTTTTCAGTCTCGAAATCCTGATACCGAACGACCTTCGCCTGTTTCATATCAACTACGCTTACCATCTTCACATTCCTCCATCAAACTCTCCCACCAGATTGCCCTATCCGGCGTATCTGTGTCGATTCCTAACTGTTCCGCCTCAAAAATCAGATTGTCGATCAAAGATGCCATCTGATCCCTATTAAATGTAGACGATCCATAATACGCTATGACATTCGATCTTCCATCTCCATTCTCTATTACCTCCGTTTGCCACCCCAATCCTTGAGAGGCCCATTGTTTGCAGAACCTGTCAACCGCCTCATCAATCATCAAGAAAATGTCCGACACTCCGCCAATCTCTTTAATCTCATTCCTATATACCTCTTCCTTCGTCAACCCGGTCTCTTTTGCAATTCGATCCACCAACACCCACATATACCGATTGGCAGCTCCACTTCTTTTTGGCTTCCACGCCTTTACATCGATATTTACATCCTTGTCTCTGTACTTGTCATACGTCAAGGAGAAATCCGATTCAAAATCAATTATCGCCCTGTTCGTCTGATAATGATATTCGATGATTTTTGCCTTCATCTTTCCCCCGATCTACGTGTTGATGCAGATAGATGTACTCAGATCTCGGCCCCATATTTTTATAAAGCCAATCATTTACCCTATGCTCCGACAGGTGGTTCTTCATAACCCGGATCTCATAGGCATACTCTCCACTCTCCATCTTCGCATCCAACCGGGCCTTCAACTCATCATCATTGTAATTCTTCTCGACCATATACAAATCATATTGAGGTGCCGTAATACCCTTCAATGACCTCGTATCCGTGGCATAGAAAACCTTCCCATTCGGGAAATGGAGCTTATACCCATAGTTCGGCACATCATGGTACAGTGGGAACGGAATCACATTACAGATCCCGAAATTATAAATTAATCTCGGCTCCAACACGATAATCTGATTCTTATTTACCCCGGCATCCACAAGATGCTTTACCAAAAAAGGCCCACAACCGATCTTCAACAATGGCTTTTCCAAGGCCATCCTCCGAATCGTCGATGCTTTAAAATGATCCGAATGAACATGGGTCAACAGCAACAACTTGATCCGATCCATGTACGGTTCCACGTTTTTATAGGGAATTCCGGCATCAATCGCCACGTTTTTCCCCACGATGCAGAAATTCCCGGTACTCCCCGTAGCTATTACCTCGGCACTTACCAATCAATCGCCTCCCTATTAAGATCCCTACCACCCACCCGTGTATAATTAGAGCTTGTCTAAATCGACCTGACCACCGACACCAACGAACTCCGGCTGTACCACCTCGGCTACGGGCACTTCAACCAGATCCGAATTGTCCGTCACGATCTCATTTCCGATAACCCTCTGCACCGTATCATCCTTTGCCACAGCTGTCTGCATTTCAATAGAAGTCAGGCCCCACCGGCTGATTAGCTGACGCAACAGGGTTTTCTTCGCCATCCCGTCGAAATCGGCATACCAATAGGAACTGTACTTCCACATCTCATTCTCGGGGATCTCACCATTGATATACTTCTCATACTCTTTGGCGGAGAACGCCTGAGAATACTTGTCAGCATGTTTGAGCATCTTTTCCTTCGACCAATAGATCGTTTTCTTGAAACCATTAAGGTACTCAAAATACGCCATGTAACCAATGACAGGAAGCTCTTCTCTCTTATCATCATCCTCGATGAAACAGAACGTCGGTTTTCCGGTATTCTTATCTTTTCCAAGATACTCACCCTGCCGAATCTCCATCACATCCAGGTCGGCATACTGTCCCGTCCGAATTGCAAGAGTCACAAGCCCCTTCCAACCGATAACGAATGTCGCCCGACTCTCTGTTTCGGCAATCCAACGCCCCTTCTCATCCTTGAGCTTATTCCCCTGCTCATCAGTCTTGTAGATTACCTTACCATCCGGCCCCTTGACCTTGATCTTGAACGGTACGAGGTAATACTGCCCCAACTGCGGAGACGGCGACAAATTCAAACTTTCGCCCAAAAGGGCACCCGCCAGAATTGACCCGGCATCGCACTCCTGCAACGCAGGAGTGACAGCCACCGCCGAACTGATCGCCGCCACAAATCGCCGCGCCCGATCAGGATCTCCCAACGTATTGTTGATGAGTTTCTGGTACGCCTCCGACTGAATTGCCACAGAAAACTTCGGCTTCTGTCTCAATCCCTGATTCACATTAGCAAGCCCCATACTTCAAACCCTCCATTTCACAATATTCCATCAAGGCTTCCTGCATATATCCTTTGAGCCCTTTCAACTGCTCCAAGGTTCCAAAAATCTCATACCCAAGATACCGGGTGCTTAAAACTTGACTCTCAGTGCCCTCAGGCGACTTCTCATCAACTTCCGGTGACACCGAAACCACAGATACCGCCTCTGTAGAAATCGATTCAGGCTCATTCTGGGCCTCAATAGCCGCATCTACGATTTTTTCCTGCTCTTCTCTCTGCCGCCGAGCCTCTGCTTCGGCCTCCCGACGCTTTCGTTCCTCTTCGATCTTCTTATGACGCTCATTGACCATCCGAACGGCTTCGGTGACATTCAAACTTTCCCGATACTCTGCCAACACCTCATCGGCATTGTCTAATGTATCGATCATTGCGATATCACCCTTGATTCTATCAAGAAATGCGCGAGCCTGTTCTTTCAGAGATTTCATTGTCCCTGAAAGCCCCACCTTGATTCCTGATTTGCTCGGATCTGCCAACGATGCATCCAGACCAAGGCTCTGCCGATATTCTTCATAATACGCCAAAAGTTCTTCCTGACGTTGCCTCTTGAGCCCACCTTCAACATCCTTGATGTTCCCATCCAACTGAGCGATAGATTCTCTATACTTATCCGCGAGTTTCTTATACGCTCCACTCTCGAACTTCTTATACGGTTCCTCTACCGCCTCTTTGACCTTTTTTCGCAGAGCTTCCAGATCCGAAAACTCTTTATTCAGGTCTGCCCTTGTCTTTTTGAGCTCCTTATAATTATCTTCCGTCACCACTAACGAGGACATGGCCTCAAGGCGATCCTGCACCATCGCATACGCCTCATCCAATTTGTCCTCAATAACGGGCAACTGTTTGACAATTATGAGCTCTCCAGATCCTACGACTAACTTTTCTTCCATACTTCCTACCTTCCATTTTTATTTCCACTGTATTACAACCGTATTACGGTCGGATTCTTGCCTTTTTCTTGTCTCTGATAATCTCCAACTCGGATATGATCTTTGATACCTCTCTCAATTCATCCATGATCTTGTTAAAATCGCCAATCTCATCATCCGATATGACTCCATCAGCCGCGATATCCTGTAGCCCATGCTTAAACCATTGAACTGTCTCTTTTCTCAAGATCTTCGTCAACTTCACCGTTGCCCTCTCAATCTCAATGGTCTCATCCGAAATGGGTCTTTTTGATCCGATGGGACATTCATGCAGACAATAATAATTGAGCAAAGCAGGATCTTTATATAGGTCGGCCATCAACACGGCTTTATCTACCGGCATCGCCTTTGACAGCCCCAATTCAGCATCCGCAACAGACGATACCGACATTCCCAAAAGCTCTGCCGCCCCTTCCCGACTGTATAGCCTCTCATCATATTTTGCAGCCCTTATTCTCGCCTCATACCATGGATTTCCCACTGCTTTAGTAGCATCACGCCCCATTTATTTCCTCCTTGCTTTGATGTACTATACAATCAGTCCGGTGAAACACCTCAAATAAATCACACCAAGATCTTTATCCCATCTTCCAACGTCATGTCCAACAATTCACAGACTTTCACAATCTCCTGAGCCGTAAACGGCACGATCCCATTCTCACGAGTACGGTACTTGGCATAAGTGATATCCAAAGCCTTTGCGAAACTCTTCGCCGTGAAATATCCCGCTCTGCATCTCGCCCTTTTCAACTCATACGTATTCACCATTACATTCACCACCTCCCCAGAATTTACTTTCACTGTGTTAACTTTATGTAATGCAACTATAATACCGCATTTCCGTGCATATGTCAATGATTAACGGGCTATTTTACTTAAATAAAATTAATTGACATTTGTAACCCCTAATGTTAATATCCACTCAGAAAGGAGAGGGAACAATGCCAAATAAAAAATACAAAGGGAATCAAGATTTCAACATCGACTGGGATACTTTTCGTTTCAGGCTACAATCCCTCATGGATCGCAGAGGTATCAACAAATCCACACTGGCAAGAGATACCGATCTCGCATTGAGCACTATCTGTAGATATTTTCTCCATAATGGCACCACACCAGACATTACCGCACTATATCTACTTGCAAACTATTTTGATGTAGAGATCGATTGGCTCATAGGCCGTTCCGAGGAACGATGGAAAGGACTCTCCCCCATGCAGCAAAAACTCGCTGACCGATACGCAATCCTGACTCCATCCGACAAGCTCATCATTGATACCATCATTGAAAAATACGGCAATGATTAATTCCGCCATAATAGCAAAAAATGTGCCTCTAACCTCTCGGTTAAAGGCACTAGAAATATGGGTATCATCTACAGCAGAAATTACCATTATCACAGAACAATTCGGACCATCACAACCGATTCCGCGACTATCGCTCCCATACCTTGAATCTCTCTGCTGCAAATTTTACTTTGGCGGAGTCAATAGGCAGAACGCTATCGCAGATATCCTTCTATTAAATGGCTATCTTCGCCGCAACCAATATGATGATTTCTATTATTGTTTAAAAAAGACCACCGAGCGTTGCGATCTCACCATTATTTCATCGACCCTATTCCCATAGCTTCTCCAAGCTCATTCATAATATCTTTCGCAATCCATATCAACGTCGCTCGATCATTCACATCCAAATCGGCCCTATCCAAAACCGAAATGATAGCCCTGCACTTCTCATAACATTCTTCCATTTTATTCAGGTCCATTTCTATCCCTCCAATTTTTAAATCACCATCCGGCGGTAAATAATATACACTAATTGCAACGAAGGTTTTTGTCGCTTTCTGCCGAAACCTGATTTTTAACCCATTCCTCCAATCCAGATCTTGCAATCAACGTTCTCTTTCCTACCTTGAACGCAGGGAAATCCGATCTCTTCATCAACTGATACACAACCGGGCGAGAAACACCCAAAACCGCTGCTGTCTCACTCACATTCAATGCCATCTTTTCATTTACGTTCATAAACTAACATCACCTTTAATAAATATTTAAACATAATATACACTTGTACTTGCTTTATGTCAAATTTTTTTATTCGGATAAACAAAGGGGCGTAAACAATGGCTCGCAGAGCAAAAAACGAAGGAACTATCTATAAAAAGACCATAATCCGAAACGGGAAAGAATACACCTACTGGGAATCTCAGGTCACGATAGGCTATGATCCCGGTACGGGAAAACGAATCCGAAAAACATATACCGGCAACACTCAAAAAGAAGTACGGGTCAAAATGCAACATTCTTCTCTTGACATTGAGAATGAAGATTATATTGAGCCATCAAAAATGACACTTGCCGAATGGATGGACGCATGGCTTTCCGAACACACTCCACATGTCAAGCCACAATCGCGGCGGCTATACAAGATCCAATGCGATTCCCACATAAAACCATCCATCGGCAATATCAAACTGTCCGAACTCACAACGAAAACAATCCAACACCTCTACAACAATCTTGCCTCCGGCGGGAATGTAAAACAAACAAAGAACCCAGACGGCACCCCTTTAGAAACACGATTGCCACTATCTCCCACAACGGTAAAGAACATCTCCACTACATTGTCCGCATGTCTTAATACTGCCGTAGAACTTGGATATATAAAAAACAACCCCGCAAGCAAAGCGAAAAGCCCTAAACTAATAAAAAAAGAACAAACTCCATTGACTAACGAACAGATCCGAAAATTCTTGGAATTAATCGAAACAGATCCATACAAAAACATATTCAAACTCATCCTGTTTACTGGCCTACGCCGCGGTGAAGCTCTTGGCCTGACATGGGATAGTATCAACATCACAAATCGCACACTAACCATAAACAAACAACTCAGGTACCTTCCATCCGAATCAGGCAGCTACACCCTCGGCCTTCCAAAACGCGACAAAATTCGCATCCTATCGATTCCTCAATCCATCATCGATATTTTACTTGACGAAAAGATCATCCAAGAACAGAACAAATTGGACGCAGGGCCACTATGGTCTGGATATAAAGACGATGCCGAACGAGAAACATCTTTAATCTTTACATCCAAACTCGGCACCCCCATTGATTTCGGTACCCTACATAAACATTACAAAAACATCGTCAAAACTATGGGCATCCCAGATAGCCACATCCACCAACTCAGACACACATACGCCGTCCTATCGATCCAAAACGGAGACGATATCAAAACAATCCAAAACAACTTAGGCCACGCCTCTGCCGCTTTCACACTCGACATTTACGGTCACACGACAGACAAGATGAAAGAAGAGGCTGCCAATCGGATGCAAACCTTCATAGAAAAAATGACGAGAGAGAACGATAATGACGAATGATCGTGCATCTTTTTTCTGCCAATTTTTCTGCCAATATCTTTCTCACTCATTAACGATTATTACCACATTCACGGTGTTTTCCTATGAAAATGACGGTATTTTACACGATTTTCACCCATACATACAAAAATTTATTTTATGTATTGTCTCCTGATTTCTCTCAGATTTGTTCTAAAAACACGACGTTTTTGATGAAATATCCCACAATTACATATAAAAAATGATGGCAGAAAACCCGACCTCCTGAGTTTTCTGCCATTTTTTCTGCCACAAGATTTTTTATTCGCTTTTTTCCCCTGCTTTTTCCTCTACAGGCCCAGATTCCTCCACGGCCTTACTTATGGACAGCTCAAGGCCGAAAGCATCCAAGAACGCGAGAAATACAGACAATCTTATCGATCCACTTTTCACCATTTTAAAGAAAGACTGTCTCGATAACGGCTTATCATTTTTTACGATCCTTGATGCGGCTTGGGCATAAGTCGTTCCAGCGAACTCCATACATTTATCTACGAGAACCGATGCCTTTTCCGAATAATCCACGCCCCGCACTCCCTTCACTCTTTTATTTATTATAATTCAAAAGCCGATTAAGTGTCAAGGCATCCAACATCTGACCACGCCTTGTAAATCTTTGGCCCTTGAATAGCAACCCAATCTACCATCTCTTCATCCTCACAATATGATCCACTCATACAATGGGCATTTGCCATCATTCCACTCTCGGCAAAAAACGCATGGACAATCTCATGCCTCAAAGTCTGTCTCTCGCTAGCCCTCTTTGTTTCCTCAAACTCATGCTCCCACCCTTTGTAGGTGTCCATATCACAGACAACGATCTTTTTTATCATTCCATCGCAATAACCATCTATCCCGCGACGCTCAAACGCTTCATCCTCATCATACTTTTTACGCTCGATCACATACGTTGTTCCCAATACATTGACTTTCTTTGCGAACGCCATTTGTATCCTCCAATTTAACAGAAATACATATTTACCCGCCTGTCAGCGCAATGCTTGAACATCTTTTTCCAATGTTCGAGCATATTGTATGGCTCCATCTGACCATAATTTTTTCCGATAAAATCCATCTGCAGATCCTTTATGGCATTGTAGATTCTCCGACACTCTTTTGGCGTGAACTTCCCATCACAATCTGAATGGAACAACCATAAATCCAAATCTTCATTACAATGCTCATTCCAATACTCGATCTCTTCATCGGGAACGTCCAACCCTAAATACTCTCGCTGTTCAAATGTTCTTCCCATCTTTTCCCCATACGCCTTATACGCCAGATTTCGGAGAAAATTTCCATAGGTCAAATAACCACAAGAAAAAGAATCCGCATCATCCAATCCCTTTGCACGCACATCAAGCCCCATCTACAATTACCTCCACTTTATCCGTCGGGCAGACAATTGAATGTTCGATATAATACTTGTCCACCTCTTCAATATAAGTTAACTCAAAGTGCAAACCATCACTCCACACACGAACAATCTCCGGTGGGATATATACCCTATCATTGATTCTATAATACAACTCTTTGAACTTCATATAACATCTCCAACAATCTCCAACACGATTTTGCCGACTATTTTGCTTCCCATGGGTTGCATCTCGAACGTACTCTGGGTTGCATATGCATCTTTTATTCGATAACGCCCATATCTAACCACCGGTTTCTTTCCCACATTCAACACTAACGAATTAAGATCCACCACATCTTTAAGGTCAACATACGTTATGGGCTCCCGATGGATTTTTCCATCTATATCTCGGTAGGTAGAGTCGGATTCATTTTTGCCTAAACAAACATCCACATTCTTTTTCCTTTGACTTCTCGGCTCTCCACAAGCAAGGCATTCATCCGACCATGCCGGGATAAAAGCCCCACACTTCTTACAATACCCATTTCCTTCTACCATAACGTTTCCTGCCCCTCACATTCTTCTATCTCTTTGGGCCTCTGGGAATGTTTTACAAACCATATTCCCTTCGGCCCATCATATTCCTTATTAAACAATCCACACGCCACATTTCTCTTCACCCAATCCGTCGCCTCAGACATACTCAAGCCGTAACACCTACATTTATAATATGTCTTATCATAGAACCTCTTTACCAGATTGGAACACTCCCCACATTTATGCCCTTCACACACACCAAATTTAAGATGCATAAGGTCTATCTTTCGGATCATGTTCTCCCTCATACCATCCTATCGAAACCTCTCCGGTTACGCTGTTCTTCCAGATCTCTACCGTACAATTTTCATGGATCTCTTCGATATCATAGATTCCGCTTGACTCCGGGTGAATCAACATATCGAGCGCCTGCGCCGCGGCCAATTTCAGTGTCTTTGCCCCGCACCCCTTATCAGAATACTCGCAGACCCCACAACCACCACTTTCTTCGGCACAATACCTCAAACGCTCCACCAACATTTCATATTGATTAAGAGCATCATTCATACGCCAGTGCTCCCGAAACCAGATTCCCCACGCTCTGTTTCCTCAAATTCTGTGACCCACTCCATTTTCGGAAATAAGCACGGCAAAATAACAATCTGAGTCACCTTATCCCCCTTTTTGAACTCAATAGGTTCATCACTATGGTTAAACAGAACAGGAAAAATCTCCCCCGTATACCCGCAATCTATCGTACCTCTGCACGTCAGGCCCTTCGCCATCAATCCAGATTTGCTTGTCAACAGGCCGACACACCCATCCGGTATCTCTATATGAACCCCGGTTCTCACCTTTACGAAACCATGCGGATGAACCGTAATATCTTCCATGCAACACAGATCCAATCCAGCATCCGTCGCATGAGCTCTTTTGGGAATTACGGCTCCATTGTCAATCATTACTTTCATTTTTACTCGCCTTTCCGTTTGCAGAATTTTTATATCTCCGAGGCAGATCCAATACTGTAATCAGAACTTCGCCAGAAAAAACCCACACTTTTTCTGACCAAACCTTTATATTGTCCGCCTCTTCATCATAATGGTAATACATGCCATCCAAATATCTCCGAAGCGATCCGCTAAACTCACATCTTCCTATCCCCTCTTTCAAGGCCCGATCCGCGAGTTTATCTACCGCTTTCCTCTTCACTCCGATCCTCTTTCTGATTCGGAGCTCCCCATGATTCGTTACTCTCGCCAATTTCCCCTCCTATGATTTCATACGGGCAACCGCAAAAATATAGGCAACGCCCATCATCGGTTTTATCCTGACACTCTTTGCAATTCATGATTCACCTCATATCGGTAACTCATATTCGTCGGCATTTAGGCTCGTCTCTTTAATGACGAACCCATTGACTAACTTATGCATACAATCGAACGTCGTTTTCTCCGCCGTACTTCCTTCATGATACCAAACAAACGCGCCATCATCGGTAATCCTCTTGATTTTCCCAATTTCATACCGATCTCCATTGACATATACAATATAATCTCCCGGCTTGAACTCAATCATCGATCAACACCACATTTGCACTATGGGTAAGATACGTTACCCCATCGATTTTCACCTGAATCTGGTCCCCATCTTCAAAATCTTTCCACGATTCCACTTTTCCTTCAATCACTTCCCCATTTGGCATTGCGATAACCGCACGATCAAAATTCCAATGCGTATCAACCATCTGCACATTGCATCCAGAAAACATGATTGCGAAAATCGAAACAAAAAGAATAACGATTAATCCCCAAACCAAAAACTTGTTCATTCTAAAAGCCCTCCCATTCAACAATAGATTTTCAAATATAAACCATCCGAAATAAAACCCCACAAGCAAAACGGGGACCAAGAGATAATGTATCATTCATCATCCTCCGCTTCTGTTCTTGCCATCAAAAACAATGCTGCGAACAAAACGATCCACCACTTCCCAAATTTGTACGCCAACACCGCCATCACCGCGACCACGAACGCATTATATGTGAGTACCATCATCATTCTCGATGCACCTCTCACCGATATCTTTTTCAAACTCGGCATATAACAGAGGATATGTTGTTTCATTGCTCGGCACATACAATGTTCTGATAATCATATTCCATCCATCCGCCAACGCATGATTTACCTCATCATCAAAGACATTGGATCTCTCGATTCTTTCCCAAACGGTTTTTATCTGTTTCAATAGTCTTCCTCCCCCATTACATGAGTACAGATATCTTTCGCACAACAGCTCTCACATTCCCATTCTGACGGTTCCCAACACTTCCATCCCAGAGCCACCAGAGCCCGTCTATCTTCATCATCATCCCAATCCATCTCGCTATATCCCTTATAGCAAGAATCCAATTCAGGGACACGGCGGGCCGTTATATTGACGAATTCCACATCTTCGCACGCATCCGTCCACATCGCACGGCTTCTCGCTTTACCCGCCGTCTCCGCAAATACCACGGTAGAATAAAACGACTCCAACTTATCCCGGCAAACATACGCTTTCATAACGACAACCACTTTTTCGTTTCCAATTCCGGGTGCTCATCCATCCACTTGATATCTTCGAGGAGCCACCTATACGCCTGTAAATAATCCCGAGCAACACATTTTATTTCTGTTTCCCCATATTTCGCTTCGACCGACACGCCACATTCTTTTCTCTCCCAAGCGGGTCCTTTTGAGGCATACTCTTTCTTGATTTCCACCCCTCGGCGCAGACATTCTTTTCTCAGTCGTTTGGCAATTTTAGCTCGCATTTTCCACCATCCTATTCCATGCCTCTATCGCGGCCTCTTTACTTCCCAAATACTCCACTCGAACTTTTTTCATATCCTTATGAATTCCATCATTCATCTTTGCTCTGGCGCATCCGCATTCCCATCCATAATCCGCCCGATCATACCGATCATACATATGGATCGCCACAGCTTTCCCTCCACACTCAGGGCAATCTTTAATTTCCATCATCTATCTCTCTCCCTATAATCCTGACACGGATATTCGCTTTTCAAACGATCCTCAAGACTTTCATACGGGCAATCCAGAACACGAGCTTCGGCAAGATGGGCGAGACAATACACACTGTCATCGGCACACAACCCTTGCGCTCGGCAGAACAACTCTCTCACCCACTCTTCGCAACCATCATCTTTTTCCGGCTGTTCAAAATCTACTTCTCCATTGTGCTTCCAACAATGGCCATAATCGTCGATCTCTTCTCCATCTCCACCGTAATAGCAGTTGTAACAGGTATGTTTCATCAACTCACCTCAATCCATCCCATTGTACATAGACTTTGACAAATCATCGGCAGATACTACACCCATCTCCGAAATGGCCTGCAATAACTTCACCTTTGAATCTCTGCAGAGGAAATACCCATACCTCGCATACCGCAACACTCTCTCAAACGTAGAGGCGGGTTTTACAAGGTTTTCATCGATCACCAACCTTTTCAAGAACAGATCTTCAAAGAACTTCGGGTGCATGATGATCCAAAATTCCACCTCATCCTGATCCACGAGGCCCATAGCGATCTTCGTAATTGTAAAATCGAACTGCGAAATCACTTCTTCCGGCGGTCCAAAAATATAATGAATTAACTCGATCAACGCGCCATCTTCTTTATATCGGAAAGCCTCTACTTTATCCGAGGAATAGGCGAACTCCCATTTGGGCGATGTTCTCATATATGTTAAAGCATAGGCATAATCCTCATAACTTTCAAAGAACATATCATAATCTTTGACCTTTTCCCCGGTGAACAATCTCTTGAAACATCCTCCGGCTATATACCCCTTGTGCCCAAACAGATACCGCTTGACCACATTTAACTGCGGGTAATTTTCGACCTCTCCATCAATAAACTTATCTTCCATTACCATTCCTCCACCCAATGATCTATGTGTTTCCCCTCGAAACAACTCAGGCATAACCACCCATTCGGAGATCCATCATCCCGGTACATATTCGATTGCTCATCCCGGTCTCCACAGATGCCACACCTTCGATAATACTTACGCTTCATCTTCTTCATCCGGTTCATTTACCTGACCATAATACTTTTTGCACCGAGCCATGATTACACATACAGCCATAGCAACGCCCGCCATAAACCCGGCTCTTCCACTGTCTTGAGTAGACGCAACAGCTTTTTCATAATCCTCAGATCCGATATACTCTAAGATGGTATTCCCCATATCATAGGTATTTATAAATTGATCTTTAATCATTTTTTCTCATCCTCCTACGCCAAAGGACACCACTTCAGCCTTCTCTGCTGACGATACCTCCAAAAATCCGCTCCCCATCAGCCGGTATTACCGTAGGCTCATCTTCAATTTCCGACCTCCATACGCACCAATACGGATCATCGCATTTTGCATAGAGCTTATCCCCATCTACCAATCGTCCATGATCCGGTACAGCAACGTAAATAAACTCCAACCCGGCACTTTTGCATATTTGATTAAACTTGTCCTCAGAAAGATTTGGAATATAGATCCCTGCCATTAAAACATCACCTCGAATTCATCTACTTCTTCAACCGATGTGAATTTCTGTTCCATGTAGGCATACAGTCCATCTTCTGTCTTTTCCATGGCCTCCTGCTCATCTTCGGCCTCCACATAGGCAAACCCCGAAAACTCCACCCGGTATTTCATACAAACCCCTCATCCCGGAGCCATTCTGTGAGCTCATCATATTCCTCCTCTGAAAGTTTCATAAACGCCTCATTAAACAACTCCATGAATTCTTCCTTGTAATCCTCAAGCATCTTCATCCTCCATATCTATCTCCCCATATCCAACAGGGGAAACGGTCTCTGCCCACACAGAAACGCCACACACAGGGCATGTTATGAAACTTCCACACACCTCGGATTTTTTGTACTCGATCCTCGACTTGCACTCAGGGCACACAGCCTGATAAAACGGAATGGGTTTCTGTTCAACTACGATCATTCTTTTCCCTCCACTCCTTCTGCTCTTTTTTCACCTGTTCATACCGTCTGGCCTCTTCCTCATCATCCTTGAAAATTCGACCGTCAAGCAGACAAACGCGGGCTTTCTGGGACATTTCCACCAATTCATCGACCAACTCCTGCAAACTCTTCACGGTATTGCATCCATCATAATCACAACCGATCATCCAGATAAGCGATAACCATTCATCACAACGATCCGGCTCACTTACAACACATCCGCTCTTATCATCTACCCAATACTTCACAACAGAATCGGCCCTCCATTCAAGAACCTCGCACTAAACACAAGATCCGGCGAAACGGCATTTTCAATATCGAACTCCGTCAAAATATATCTCTCTTTGATTGACGGGAACGTAGTGTTCCGAAATTCCATTGAAACTCCGCCGCCATCTAACTCTCTCCATTCGAATTTGACAGACATATACGGATGCTCTTTCAAATACCGATAGAGGTTTTCGGCAAAAGAATCACTCTTTATTGTTTCCATTTATTTCACAGGCGCATCCGGCCCCTCTGCCCAAGACGAAATCCAATCAATTACACTTTTCATGCTCATTCTCCCTTCCAGATTGACCAAACGATCCACGCAACGGCATACAACCACATAACTGGCACCGCAAGCAACATCGCCGCGAATGTCCATATGATACTATTAATCAAAAACACTTTTTTGCCTCCAGACGTTCTAATTCTTTCCGATACTCATCAATCTTCTCCCTATGATATCTAATATTCGATGCAACGTTGTCTTTCTGAATGTTCAACAGCTCGGGATCATCGAAAAACCATCGGTCGAACTTCTCTTCCTGCTCCAACTCTTCTTCGTGATAACGAATCCTTGCCTTTGCCCTCTCTATAGGGTCATCCGAACAACACCCGCAATGACAACAGATCTCCCCGAAACTCCACTGCAACGCATAACAATTTTCCTTTGCAGATTCATCAACTAAAGTCACCATTACTCACCCTCCGGCACATAAATCGTCCAATACGATCCTCCCGCCAAAGTAAACTTGGCGAAAGATGCCGCAAACGATTTGAATCCCACACACTCGCTTTTTTCGATCTTAGGTTCACCATCAACGATATAACAATCTTCCTTTTTTAACATACACTCATGCTTACCTTTATCATCTTTAACCATCACAACATAATAATCGGTTTCTTTTTCCTCATCCCGCATCTCTCTATAATATCCGTCGCCGTTTTTCACGATCTGCCGCGACTCTACAACCGCATATACGCAATTCTCTTCTTTAACACCCGCACATCCGACACTAAATGCGATCACCGCTAAAATAAGATCCAACAAAAGAATGCAACATCCGAAGCCGAAATCATCTTCTTCGAGCCATTCAATCACGAACAACCCGAATCCAAATCCAATAATTAAGAACACAAGACCCATATATTCACCAATCCTCTCCACCCATGTTCCGAACATGGATATTCATCGCAACCGCAATCGCCAACCCCGCAAACGCCACCATATAAATTGCGAAATCACCCATCAATCTCTTCCCCACACATCATCATCCCTGCCTCCAACCGCACACGCCGCATACACAATCAACACCAAACAAATAACAAATACTATTCCGGCTAATAGCATATTATTTCCCCCCCTTACTGCGCGGCCTCTTTCGCCGCCTTGATTTCCTCGACTACTTTAAATGGATCAATTACTTCCCCATTCTTTTGCGGGATCTTTGCCCACCGCTCATATTCCTTCTCCTGTATCTCTTCATCCAGATTCTTGCCATTGAGATGAGCCGCATCCACATCCTTCGCCCCCGCAATCCACACACCAGACAGAACGGCAAAAAGAATCACGAATCCACCGGCAATGCAGAACGGAATTTGCCGGTAATTATACATATTATTTGCCAACACAACTCCATGAATCACGAGCTGAGTAACCTGACCACACACATAAGCCATGACAATTCCAATCGTTTTCTTATTCATTCTTTCATCCTCCAATTAATAATGTCTTTTTCCACTCCACTCAGGATGGCAACTCCCATCCGTCGGCGAACAATCCGCATCCAACCATTTGCAAAACCCACACGCTCTGTAAACCTCAATCATCAACTTCAACTGATCTTCCACTTCTTTCAACCGCTCTCTCAATTTTTGAATCTCAAGATCTTTCTCGGTCATTCGAGCACCATCTTCCTTATCTCTGGAATTCTTACATACGGCTGCGCGATCAAATCGCACGCGATTTCCCACTCATCTTTTTGCCCTTTTCTCGCATATCTTGATTTTTTCAGAAACCGGATATCACTCTCTGGTATCTCCGGCATCTTCGGGATCTTATCTTCCCCATACAATAATTCTATCGGGTTCCTCACTCCTTCTTCCCATCTCGCCAATCCGAGGCTATATGGAACAGAATTTGCCGTACACCACGACTGCAACGAATATGCCTTTCCATCGAACTCTACTCTTGTCCTCTTCACATGCTTCCACGACATTCAAACCATCCTCACTTTATTTGAATAAACACCATGACACAAAAATGTTTATTCAAACTACACATAGTATACTCTGAATAAACCATCATGTCAACAAATTTAATGACATTCACAACACAATCTCAATCGTCAACTTTGCTCCAGATCCTTTAAGCGAACGAAGCAAAACCGCGATGTTGTTCAGATCCATACCATCTGCATCCACCTTTTCCACCTTCGGCATTTCTTCTGCCACCTCATTTTCCACCTCTTCGGGAGGCTCATACTCCACAATCTCATCTTTTTCCTCAGACTCACCACGCGCCCACTTCACAAAACGGTAACCATCCTCCGACCTCAGAAACACTTTTCCGGTCAGACAATGTTTTCCTCCAGGCTGATGTACCGACATTTTCCGGTTCGACAGATACACGCTAAAAGCGCTCCGAGTCGTTTTCATCGCCTCGGCAATCAGCGTATTCGGAATCCCCGGAAACCGCCGTGCGATCCCATCTAAGTATTCCTGCTGGATCTCCAGAGGCATCCCACGAAATTCTCCCCAATTCATAACCTTCGACAGATTGTAGCTTTTCACTTCGCCATTCAACTCCCTCTTTTCTTTTCTGCTCAAATAATCCGACGGCATCTTTACATTCCGACCGCCGGCGCGAACCTTGTTGTAGCTCCCTCTCGCTATGCGCTTTCTCTCAAAACTTGTCTGATTGAAAACGAACTCTGCATCATTCATACTGATCTCCCCTCAATCAACATTGAGCCAGACAAGCACCTCTTCCGGACTCCAACCCTCGAACTTATCATAGTTCGGAGCTCCATTAACAAAATCGGGCTCATCCTCCCGAATCCGGCTTGCCTTAATTCCTTCATGTCCCGCCGGGTAAAGACTGATGGGCTCACGGCGTTTCCGCATACGAATCCCGGCCCCACAAATATTCTCCCGGTACTCTTTGAGCCGCTCCTTCGCCTCTTTATAGGTATACTCGCTGCACTCTACATCCCATCCATACCCATAATTCGTTTCGATATCCCACCGATCACGGGTCTTACGGACATAAGCCATCACCGCACCTCCAATTCAAACACCTTTTCGGGAGACACACAGATCTGAGCCCCTGTCACATCCTCAAACACATAATCCCCACGAAACATCCAACCGCTGTACCATACATAACGGCTCATCCACCAACACCAATATCTCAGATCTCTCTGCGGCATATCATTCCTCCACAAATAAACTAACTTTACTCTCGTAAACATCCAACCGAACAAAACGCCCCGAACGGAGCATTATCATTTTAACCCATATCCAAACGAATTACAATTGACATTGTACACGAATTCTAGTATCTATTTTCGTTAACATCGCACGCTCTTCTTTATGTAGTACGCAGGGTAATGTCCATCCCTATGATTACAATTGTAGAACACGAACATATCTACCGCCGAATCAAAATCCACTGGCGCTATCTTAGCATCTTTTCCATCGGTCAAGCAAATACTCACCTCTGGTTTCCAAGGCTCTCCGGGCCGCAAATTACAAGGGCACAGATATATGATCTCACCATTCTCATACAGCTTCTTCGCCCGCACCTTTTGAACCCGAATAAAATCGCCAATATGATCCCACTTCACGCCGCTTTACTCACCTCTTTCATTACCAGATCCATAACCTGTCCCACCGTCCAACAATCATATGCTCCGACTCCACCGAAATACTTGAAATTCCTCGTTCCTACTTTCCGACGGTCAATCGCCACATACGACGCGAACCCTCCACGATACGTCACCCGATACTCATACCCATCATGAACGAACCGGGTATTGTCGATCTTCTTCAATCGACGCTCCTGAGCCCCAAGCAAGATTACCGCATCCTTATACGTCATCTTCCCACCCCTCAATCTTAATCTCTGCCCCACTATGACGCACATACGCCATTTTGGGTATTGCCTTTGCCACTTCCTCGGGAACCTCGAAATATAACCCTCCATCTCCAAAACGGTCATACCCTCTCGATCCCCATATATCCAGAAAACGAAACCAATCAAACACACCATTATCGGCATAAACCACAACATCGGCGTTCCCATGAACATTCTTTCTAATGTCAATGCGCCACGCCATTACTCACCCCTCCAATCAAGCTCCACCCATCCGAACGAATCACAATACCAAACCCCATCATTCATCTCGACCACATCACTCACACTCAGGCTGTGCCCCTTGAAATCCTCGGGCCGATCCAGATTGAACATCTCATACAGACCATCCGGCGAAAGCTGATCTTCGCTCTCAAACTCATACACAAGGTCGTACCACTCTTTTTTCGGCTCACCGAGGTCTTTCTTTACATCATCGTACCAACGAAACGCAACATCCCGAAAATAATCCTCATTCACCTGATAGATGCGATACGTAAACATTCAAATCCCTCCTCAAATCAATCCCATAACCTCATAGATGCTTCTTGCAAGCTTGATGTGATCGAACGAATCAAGAACCTCCATATAATCCTCATCGCCTTCACCGACAAGCTCCGCCCACTCGCACAGCCCTTCATGGCTGAGCTCATTGAACAACCTCCGGGCAGATCCGGGCTTCATATCACACCGGGCCGCCGGGCTCTGCCCCACCATCTGATACCGAACCCTCATCAAACGGCCTCCTTCAACACACTCTCATCCACGATGAACCGGTGAATCGCAGAATACGTGTCCGATCCATCTTCCTCCGTCACTTCACTGCTGATCCGCACACATCCGATCTCTTCCATGAGCCATTTCAGGCGAAGGTGCTCATGCTTCCAATCGCCCCAATTGATCTCGCACTCCACAACAGGCATATCCAGACCATAGGGATAAACACTATACGTAAACTTGTTATCCTCAAGATACTTGTTGATCCGGTCACAGATCTCGAACACCTTTTTATCCGTCATCGTTCATAACCCCCTTTCAGGCAACCACACGAAGCTCACCAAAGAACTCACCGAGCTCCGCTTCTCCGAAACGACCGACACAAACGAACTTCACCCACAGGCGACCGTCCAGACAAGCTGCCTCATACACATCGCGGAGGACACCCCCATCAGCGACGGCATACGTCCGACCGGCTTCGCAGCCACGGCCATCTTTCTTACAGATCCCGAATCTCATTAATCATACCCCCAAAAAGAATCTGCCGCCCTCCAGGGCATTATCATTGTACCAAATGCGCCCGAAAATGTATATTGACATTATACACGTAATTTAGTGTCTATTGTCGTACAAATCGTTAGCATTTTCAAGGCTTTTCTTCATCCGGCAACGCAAAATTTGAATCGCCTGTACGCTTCTCCCGATCTCCAACGCAATCTCCCGATCCGACTTCTCATGCTTCATGACGATATCTATTTCATTCTCTGCCCAAACCTGACCACCATTATCCGCATACGCCGTTCTCCCATAATACCTCCGTTTCTGGGCTCTTGCCGTCTTTGCCCATTTATCCAGATCCTTATATAAACTCTTCCGAAGCATCGAAACCTGTCCTCCCTCCTTAATCCACGAATTTTGCAATTACTCTCAAAGACTTTAATGTGATTCCCGAAAATGCATAATGATAACTCAGATACTTGAAAGCCTTGTAATGCTTTTTTAAACACCACTTCTCAAGGTTTTCCAAAGACTTTTCCGAATCCTCTACCTCCGCAAAACCAATTGCGGGGCAAGATTCGGGAATCGGCCCATGATCCTCACACACGATCCAAAGATTTTCATGATTCATAATTTAACCTCCAATTCCCAATCAACAGCCGGATAATCAGACTTACGCCACCCGGCAGCGGGTCAACTCCGTCTGCTTGATTCCACGAAACTCCTTGAGCTCCTTGATCTTCCCGGTGATGGTCTTTCCGACCACATCATCATCAAACCAACTTCCGGTTTTCCAAGTTGCCTCATGCCCCTCTTCATCCTTGAATCGGAACACATAAGTGTAACCCCACTGAGTCTCCCAGCTCGAAATCAAGAAATAATCAGCGATCTTGAAACTCACCTTATCTCCAACCTCACCGAGCCAAGAACTCTTTGCTGCCGCCTCAGCCTCTTTCAGGGCCTTTTCTTTTCGCTCCGCATCTCTCTCCAACTCACGATTGAAAGCCGGAAACGCAGACACCAGAAGCCCCAGAAACTTACTCTCACAGCAATCCAGAGAACAGGCGACTTTCAGGTTGTGAAAGTAATTATCCTCACGATCATTATTGACGATCCAATCACGAACCTTCCCGGCAAGCTCCACACTATCCGGGTTCTTCGTATTGAACCCACGGCTCACCGCATCCTCGTAAGTCTCTTCCCACGCTTTACGGTCTCCCCACACCCGCATATTGTTCTCAATCCGGTAAAGCATCTCGGTCAGATCAGCGGTGCAGAGCCCATTGAAATCACGCTTGACATATCCGAACAAACGAATCGTCTCAGCGGCGCAGACCATGAAATCCTTCACATCGAAATAACTTCCACCAAAAGATCCCCACCCAGAGAACTCCGAAGCCTCTTAA